ATCAACTGCAATACCAAATGCTTTTTCAGTAATTTTTTGTTCAATCAACTTTGAAACATTTGCTTTCTTATCTTCTGCTAAAACTTGTGAAACACTTTCTTTGATGTTCTTTCTTGATTGTGGAAGAGCAATAATTTTACGAGCAGCTTCTCTAGCAATCTTTGCAGTTCCTTTTGCAAGAGAACTCAAAGCATTTGAATCAACATATTCTTTCAAAGGTTTTGGTTGGTGGTCAACCATCTTTAACATCTCAATAAATACAGACATTAAAGCACCTTTGATAGTTAAATATTCTTCTCTAACTAGAGGGCAGCATGACTCAACTTCCGAAACAGGTTTTCCAAAGAAAACATAATCAATGGCATAGAAGTTTTCTAATACCCTAATCTTTGATTCTTTCTTTAACATTGTAATGATACCTCCGATATTTATTTGTTATATTTAAAAGACGAATTTTCATCCTCTAATACTTCTATAATGACTCTTCTCGAATCATCAGGAAATTTTGTGTTTTTCGCTGCTAAACAGATAGTTTTGATTGCCTCAATTGTTTTTCCTCTTTTACCAATTATTTTTCCGCAATCAGACTGATCAACTCTAACTTGGATAATTACTGCCTTTGTTGAAACAGTAGCATTCACTTCAACTTGATTTGGTTTATCAACTAAATCTCTGGCAATATTTTCTACTCGATCTTTTAGCATGACTGACATCTCACCCATAATAATTTCTCCTCTTCAAAGTAGTAAGATCCGAAATAACTCTTTATATTTTGTTCTAAACTTATGAAAATATCAGATGTCTCCAATTAGCAGATTTTAGATGATATTTTTCCAATAGAACAATTAGAATCTTTATCGTGCCCCTTCTCATAATGACATTTCTTACAACAAGACCAAGCGTAATCTGGGTCTAAACTAAAAAATGGTTCTAGTTTTTGAGGACGCTCGTGATGAACATGTTCTGCTTTCTCACCACAGAATTGGCAAATATAGTTATCTCGTTCTAGAACAAAATTTCTAAAAGTTTGATATTCTTTTAATGTATAGTTTTTTTCACTATTATCATCTAAAAAATAGGTGAATTTCTTATTATAAATTATACAAGTTTTTTTACATTCTTCACAACAATAAAGAAAATTATAATCAAGATTGTTTTCTAATGATCTTATTCTTTCATATATTTGAGAGTATGAAGCAAGAAACCACCCTCCTTTTTCTTTGCTATTTTTACAATTACTATTTTTACAATGAACAAAAAATTTTCCAATTTCATTAGATTCTAATATATCTTCAACTTTACAAAAAAATGGATACCTTTCCTTTATCTTTTCAATAGACATTTTTTGTTTACTGCTTTGTTTTTTACTCCATTCTTGTCCATATGTCCCTTTTTTCCAATGATCCTTAATTTTTAAGGACATTACTTTTCGTTTTTCAATATCATTCCACTGATTTTTTGCTGTATATATTAATTTACTTAAAAAGTCTTTATTTCTGTAACACCCGCCTTCTTTTTGCCATCTTTTTTTCATAGATTCAGATAGTTTTTGTCTATGTTCTAATGTAGAATATTTATTAGTTGGATCAAGTAATTTCTGTTTAAATTTAATACTTTGTAACTTTCTTTGAAATGGGCATGCAGTATAAACTTTGTGACAACACCATTTTTTAACAGTTTTAAAATAAAATTTTCCTTCCTGTTCACAACCATAATCACATATATTCATAATTATAACCCTTGAATATTTTTATCAATTATTTCACTTTTAATACATTCTTTAGATTCTTTATCAAATAAATTTTGAAACTCTTTATTAGTATTATACAATTCTAAAGCATCTTTAGTTCTAAATTTCGTATCAGGTTTTGAAACTAGATAATTCCATGCTCCTGAAACTAGTCTTTTATTGTTTTTAAGAAATTCATAATTTGTCCAAAAATTTGAAAATCCAGTGGTGAACGAACCTGCAATTTCAATTTCAATGTTTGGAGGAAATAATTTATTTTTTACACATTTTACTTTAACCATTATTCCATCAAACCCATATTTATCATTTTCTAGAACTTTACCAATTTTCATTTCTATTAATTGAAACGCATTGTATTTTAGTACAGTTCCGCCAGGCATCTCTTTTGATGAAGACATAAACTTTAAATCTCTTGGTGCCTGATATGGACCCATTTGCAATGAATCTCTAAGTTGATTTACTGCTATAAAACAAATATTATTTTTTGAACATTTTGAAACATACTTTGGAATTAATAATGATAATAGCTTTGCTTTATATCCAATAACAGAGTTAATATCTTCTGCTTCTCTTTCTTTATTTGAAAGAGTGTTTGCAATACTATCCCAAATAACAACAGAAGGAGTTTCAACCAAGTTCTTTTCTTGTTTGAATACGCACAATCCTTCTAAAAATTTAAATACTTTTTCAATAGTTACATCGTTATAAGGTTTTAGCTTTGGATATCTTACTCCTAGATTGGATAATCTTGTAGTAGTAGTTGATTCTTCTGAATCTAGAAATGCACCAATTAAATTTCCTTTGAATTGATATTGAGCCTGACCTAATACTTGCATTGCTAACATACTTTTTCCACACCCGGCTTGACCAACGATAATGTTCAATGCTCCAATAACAAAACCACCACCCAAGATTCCATCTAACAAATCAATACCAGTTGATATTGTATCTTTTACACCTGTATCTGGAAGTATATCAATACTTGTTTCTAAAAATGAACTGAATTCTTTATATAATTCTACTGCATCATTTTCACTATATTCTGTTTTTTCTTTAACTACTGTTGTTACTTTATTTTTCTTTAATTTTTCTTTTACTTCTGGTTTTAATTCTACTTTAACACTATCAAAAATTTCTTTTATTTCTTCTGCTTGCTTTTCGACTTCTTCTTTAATAATATCTTCCATTTATCCTCCCTTATTCATTTCGGCAGTTATTTGACTTGCCATTTCGTCAGTTTCTCTCTTTGCCTTTTCTAATATCTGCAGTTTCATAGACTCTGTTTTTCGTTTATATTCTTCTACGCGTTCAGCAATCTTTCTAACATCAATTGTATCTTCAATCCCAGAATGAGAATCTTCAATATCAATTTTTCTTCTTAAATCAATTTCATCTTTAAGACTTTTTTGAATCTCTTTTCTCATCTCTAAAATAGTTTTAAATAATTCTGTAGCTGATTTAACTTTTTCTTCAAAGAATCTTAGATATCTAGCATCAAGACTTGAAGGTAGAAGTTTATCAATTTTTGATTTAAATCCTTCTAAATCTGTTATCATTAAAACAATAGCATCTCTTTGTTTTTTAAATTCTTCCAAAAGAGATTCGACTATTTTATCATTTTTTCCAGCCATAGCGTCCTCTTTTATTTGTTTGTTCTGAATCAATCAATTAAGATTTTCATTTGACCAGTTTTATCTAATGGATTTCTACTTTTTCCTTCTACTATATTTCCATTATCAACTAAATCACAATTAAAATCGCAATCTCTTTCTGGTCTAGCTCCCCAACAAACATCCATCCCCATAGCATATTTATTATATTGACATACTTTTCTATGAGGGCATATTTCCCCTTTTTTAAGATACAAAGTCATTCATCCTCCTCCCAATCCTCATCACTTCCATCATAATCTTCATCATCAGGATCATCTTCTGGTTTTGGTCTATCAGTCATTATAGTTCACATGAACCGCTTGAACAGTTCATATCTCCTTCTCTTAAAGATTGTTCAGCTACTTTTTGAGTTTTCAAATATTCTTTAACATCTTCTTCTGATACTTTATTTAGAATTTGCCCTTCTCTACATCCATCACGATAAACTGTAACTCCTTTTAGATCATAAATATATTCTAAAAGCAAACTACTTAAATCTTGTTCTGTAGTTTCAGCAGGCAAATTAATTGTTTTACTTACTGAAGCATCGCAATATTTCTGACATGCAACTTGCATTTCAAAATGATCTTTTGATTCTAGATCGAATGAATCAACAAACCAATCTGGAGTTTCTTCTCCGCTTGCAAGAATCTCTTTATATTTAGGGTGAATATACATTCTTTCACTTACTCTATCTTTTCTTAATAATGCTTTTGCGAACAGAGGTTCAATTGCACTTGAATAATCTGCTAATAATGAAATAGTTCCAGTAGGAGCTAATGCCATTAATGTACAATTTCTAACTCCATACTTTTTAATATCCATTCTAATTTCAGCAGGGAGTTTTCTAATAAATGATGCTTTCCCATATTGCACTGGTTCAAATTGTGGGAATGCTCCTTTCTCTACTGCTAATTCCATAGATGCAACATAACAAGCATCTCTAATCTTTTTCATCAATGTTTCAACTTCTGCAACAGCTTTAGCTGAACCATATCTAATCTTTTTGGCAAATAAATATTCTGCTAGTCCAATTACACCAAGTCCAATACGTCTAGATTTATGAACATTAATATCAATTTCTTTTAATGCATATTTATTTACATCAATAATATTATCTAAAAATCTAACTGCAGTTTTAATTACAGTTTCGAGCTTTTTCCAATTTGTGTTTACATTACCAGTAATAAAATTAGGAAGAACAATTGATCCTAAATCACAAGCTTCATATGCAGATAATGTAGTTTCACCACAAGGATTTGTTCCTAGAACAGGAGAAAAATAATATGAATTATTCTTTGCAAAATTTGACCAATTAATCAAACCAGGTTCAGCACATCTAACCATATTTGAAACAATCTTACTCCATAAATCTCTTGCTTTAACTGAACCATAATTTTTTTGCTTGAATTTAAATTGCCAATCTCTGTCAGCTTCAACACATTCTAAAAAGTCATGATTTACAGCAACTGAGATGTTAAACCTTGGAAGTCTTCCATGTAACAACTTTGCATCAATAAAATTTACAATTTCTGGATGACTAATATCAACATGCCCGATTGTAGCTGCTCTTCTGCCTCCACCACTTTCAATGGTTTTAGCTACTGCATCAGACGCTTCCATAAAACTAACTAATCCAGATGATTGACCACCTTTTCCTAAGATGGCATCTCCTGCTGGTCTTAGAGGACTAAAATTACAACCAACCCCACCTCCTTCTGACCATAGAATCAAAGAGTCTTTCATAAACTGACCAATTTCTTCAATTGAATCTCCAATGGGCAAATGATAACAATTAAATAATGAACCTCTAGGTCGGCCAGAATTTCTTAATATTCTACCCCCCGGAATAAAGTCCATGTTGTAAATCATTTCAATAAATTGATCTTCTTTTAATTGCTTATTATTTATCTCAGGTGATGCTATAACTGATGCTACTCTCTTACAGCAGGCTTCCCAATCTTCTCCCTCCATAAAATACCTTGATTTTGCTATTTTTAACGCATTATCTGATAATTGTTTTTTCATATATTATTATCTCCTTAGTAATCAGTAGTGATTGTTAAATGGAATGGAGTGGTTACAGAATCTCTTTGTGACCATAACCACCAATCTACCTCAGCTATAGTCCAACCAGTAAGATCACATAATTTCTTACACGCCAAAACAGTTGCGGATCTAATTTCACATTCTTGAATTGAGTGTTTAGAAATAAGTTGATGATCTTCGATTGATCTCTTGAGGTCTTTAGAATATATTATACAACTGAAGTGTTCTAGAATTTTAGGGACTTGATAATCAGCAGGGACAGGAAAGTTTTTCAGCTCATCTTTGTACAGGTCTCTAAAATATTCATATTTTCTATAAAGTTCAATAAATAAAAGACATGCACGTTTCAAAAATAAATCTGAACCATAACTTTCAGAAATACATATGACTTCCCAAAAACTTTGTTTTAAACTTTCATTTTTTATAATCTTATCTGAAATAGATTTTACATATGGAAGTATTTGTTTTAAGTGTTTTGATCTTTCTTCTATAAGAGGAAATCTTTCCTCTGTAATTTTACATAAAAATTTTGTAAACATTGATGATAACTCAATTGAGTTCTCATAGTTTTTATCTTCAAAACATGCATCAACAATATTGCCTAATTTGCTTGCACATGATTCGTTTGGTCTAATATCATGTCTTCCATACCAGTAACAATAATTAATAGAATTCTTTAAAATATCTCTAATTATTTCTAGATTTAAATCTCTTGGAGCAGTTAAAGGTATCTTAAAATTCTGTTTTTTCATTTCTTCTGCAAGTAAAGTAATTTTATCATAGTTCATTTTAACATAATGTGAATTGTTAATAAAATTGTTCGCTAATTCAAAAACAGTTTCTGTTGGTTTAAAATTCATAAATTCGCCTCACCAAAATCATTTTTTGTGATTATTTGTTCTAAATTAAAAACGAAATCAACTTATACATTATTTAGTTTAATTTTTAAATCTTTTATTTTATTTTCAACATTTTTTAAGCACTTAGTTGTATCTTTTGCTAAATTACATTTATGTTTTAGACTATTCAAAGTTTTAATCTGTGCTTGTATTGCCACTTTTCTATTATGATCTAAACATCTTTCTTTATCATTACCAATCTTTTTAGAACAATCTCGTATAGATGAATATTTTTTATATATTTTATAAGCTATAGCAATTATAGCTGCACTTAATACTGCAGCACCAATTACTTTTGCAGTTTTAGTTTTATACCATTGTTTAGAATCATCAGAATAAGTAAATTTTGGTTTAAACACTGCAGGAAGGTTTGGTGAACTTCCTTTACTTGGATCTATTTCAGGAGTTTCAACATCTTTGGCTTTAGCCTTTTTTGGTTTAATTTCTCCAGATTTTATTGCGTTATAAAGTTGATCCGTGCTCATTCCAACTGACGATTTATTCCAATCTTTCCTTGGAATTAATTGATCAAGTAAGTTTTCTTTTTCAAACATATATCTTTCTAAAATTAAATATTTATTCATGTTTCTGTCTCCATGTTTTATAAACTATAACTGTTGGTTTTTTCTTTTTATTAATTTTTTCACTAATATAATCTTTTAATAAAAGTGTAAATAATAAAACTCCAGCACTAATTAAAACATGTTTACCTTTCATTTTTTCTCCTTAGATTTTCTCTTCTACTTCGTCTTCACCTTCTCCAATTTTATCTTCATAGTTTTCATCTGCATCTTCTAATAGAGCTTGAAACTCTCCAACGTGAACCTTTTCTTCATCTGCAACATCAATCATTATTTCTCTAATTGATTCATCTGATGCCAAATCAGCAAATCTCATATATAAATTAACTGCATCGAGTTCGGCTGTCATACTCAATCTAAGCATCGCTTTATCTCTTTCAGGTCCGGATTCCATCTTTTCAATTTCACCAGCTTGAATAAATAGTTCTTTTAAGACTTCAATCTTTTTTTCAGCTTCCAGTAGTACTTCTTCTTTCTGCTCTTTTATCTTAGGTTTTTTTGGTTGTAAATTTGTGTTCTTTAAAATATGTAAATATTCTTTATCCATATTACTTTCCCTCATGACTTTTTATTGCTTGTTCCATTTGATTTATCGTATTTGAATATGATTTTATAGTTCTATCAATATATCTTTTTTGTTCTGGATTTCTTGACTTAACTGATTTTAAATATGCTATTACTTTTTTAAGTGCATGTTGTTTTGCTCTCATTGAGCAAATTTGAAATTCATTTCTTCCTTTTTGAGTCCATACTGATCTGAACTCATGACATTTTGTCCTTCTATACATTATTTCTTCACTACTATATATATCTCTATATTTATTAACCCATGAAGAATCAGCTTGTTCAACTTCTAATAACCATAATCTTAACATATCATACCTCCATAATATCATTAATAAACTGTTCTAATCCTAGCTGTCTCATTTTAATTCTGAAAAACTCTGATATAGTTGGTGCATATGGTCTTTTTTGCAAATACATACGAGCTTCTGTAGGAGTACGATCCCCTTTTTTAGCATTACATTTCATGCAGCAAGTAATACAGTTATCAAACTCTGTTTTACCTCCACGTGAAGAAGGGATAACGTGGTCAATAGTTAATTCGTCGCAACATCCACAGTAACAACATTTGTAGTTATCTCTTACCATAACATTACGTTTGCTAAATGGGACTTTATTTCTATATATTGTTCTGATTATTTTCATAAGTTTGATTAACACAGGAATCTTTAAGGTAGTTCCGTTAGCTAATCTAATAACTTTATCTGCATATTTAATTACTTCTGTTTTTCCTGCCATAACTAATGTTACTGCTCTACGCCATGAAACAGTATTCAAGAAAGTATAGTCTCCATTCAAGACAATGCACCGATCCATCAGACCTCCATTTATTCCTTTCCTTTGAACAACATATAAGTTTGTTGCTTATAATTCTTATCAATAAAACCAGTTGAAATCAAATGATAGACTCCTTTGAGTTTACCACCTTTAAATTCGACTGACATATGACTAGGAGTATATTTATGAATAATACATGAACCACCATCCCATTTTGTCAACTTTCCAGCTCCATACCCAGATTCAATAGTACCAAGAAATAATGCTTCTTCCTCTGAATGATCATGTGTTCTAACAGCTAGAACTTTTGTCCCTGTTTCAGTTGGAATCCCTTTTCTAATAGCAAATGATGCCCAGTTTTCTGAATTAGGCATTCTAAATCTAAGATCCCAATGTAATCTAGCTCTGACAGCATTATGCTCAACAACAATGAACTTTGAAGTAGTAGTCATAATATCTCCAATTATAATCTCCTTTCTAATTGTTCTCTAGCATCTCTTTTCTTATTTTCAAGTCGTTCTATTTCTGTATTTAGAATTCTTTTACAATCAGCATTACCAAAACATAGATAAGTTTGACTAGTTAGATAATCTATTTGGGCTACATAAGCATGAATTTCTGCTCTTAATAAGCATAACGATAAAAATCTATAATCGTTACCAGTATTATATTTTCTCTTACAATCATTACGATAATTCATATAAGTATTTCTAAATTTTAACTTAGAATCATCAATAGTTTTATAAAGTGATTTTATATTATAATATGTTGAAGCAATATCTAATGCTGCTCCTGCTATATTTCCTATAGCCTTCATAGTTTTACTTTTACGCTTTGATTTTTTTCTTTTTTGTATTTCGTAAAGATAATTATTTAAGTTATTCATTACTATACTCCTCAATACTATTATTTTTACATTCTTTAGATAAAAAGTATGTATGCGTAGCGCATAATAAATGTGGTCTATTTTTTGTTGCTTTTATTGTGGTACATCTCGATCTTAAAAAACTTCTTAATTTTCTTGAATCAAAAAAGAAAATCTGATTTTCATTTATATTACTAACAACTGACCAATGATCCCATGAGTAACCATTTATGGCCATAAGTACAGCTCGATTTTTTTCTTTTAAAAAGTCTGTAATTTCATCCCAGAAATCATCTAAATGAATACTTGGTTTTTGTTTAAATGGCATATATCTATCAGGAATTTTTTCTATTGCAACATCCTTGAGAATACTTCCAACTAAACCAATAGTTATTCCGTCAGTTAAAGATTTAGCTAATAAATCTTTTTCTTGTAAGTAAAATAAAATATCATTAAATAATTTTATATCTTCTTCTTCAGTTGTTTCTGCTATTATTTTTGCAGAATTAACAATTGCATAAACAGCACAAAGACTATCTAGAGCTCCTTGAAGGTAAGGTTTTTTCCTCATTCACCGCCGCCTCCATCACCTCCATCCCCATCATCTTCTTCAACATCGCCAGAATTAGGGTCTCCTTCATCTTCTAAATCAGGGTATAAATGTTTTTTATTTAGTTGTTTTGATAATTTTGTAATTCTTTCTTTATCCTCTTCAAAATCTTTAATGCCAATATTTCTAACTGTTTGATTATTTATAGAATCGGGTCTGCCTTTATAATCTCCTAATGAGTTCTTTAAATAAATATTATACATTGAAGGTTGTAATGCATGTCTAGTTTTCTCTAATGGTCCTAATCCAATTAAGTCTCCAAATACTTTTTTATAATTTTCTGGGTCAAACGTATCAGGGTTCTCTGTTTCTTCATCCCATTGACGCTCTTGAACATAATAAAGATATCGATCTAATAACATTTTAAATTTCTCCGGAATTTTCGTAATTACCTGTTATATCGTCAATATATCTATCAACAATATTTTGATATTGAGGGTTATCTCCGTTTAGTTTCTTTATTAGATTCAAACAAATCATTCTCTTTTTTGGGCACTCAATTCCTAAACAATGGTCAATTAAATTTGGTCTTTCATCCGTATCACACTCTTGAATCCCTTTTAAACTAATATCTAAAATATCCATAACTATTTTCCTCTTACGCACCAACGGTACGCATTTATGTCTAATTGGTCACCACTTTTTACCAGGAGGACAATTTTTATTCAATTTCTTTTACTCCATCGTCAATTTTATTTCTAATCCTATTATATTCTTTCCAGATTGTTTCCCTATAACTTTTAAGAGCAGGATCTTCTGGATGGTCTCTTAGTTTATCATCAACTATTTTTAGTTGCTGCCCTAAATCATGCATCCTTTCAACTCTATATTCCAGTCTCATTTTTCTAATATCAGTTTCAACTTGTTTTCTAAATTTATCTAATTCTACTTTTAACTCAGAATGTTTTGGCCAATATTCAGATTTAGAAATATATTTAATATTTAAATCATCATGAGTTGGGAATGTATTGAAAACCCATGTTGTGACTACAACCATTACGGCAATAAATGAAATCAACATGGATAATACTCCCCACATTGATTTAAACATTTGTTGGAATGTTATTGGGCTTCTATTATTTTCTGTTATTGTTTCAATAAGGTCTGTAACTTTATCTGTCATAACTTATTCTCCTCCGCCTGGACCACCCCCAATTCCTGTTCCGCCAGTGCCAATACCACCAGATCCTAAACCACCACCAGCACCACCATCATCCCCTTGACTAATATTTCCTTTTCCAATTTTAGGAGTATCATCAGGGCCAGTTTTAAGTTCATTATCAGGACTTTCATCCCAACCAAAATCTCGTTTTACATCTAAAGACCATCTTAATTTTTTACCAAAATTTTTAGGAAGATAAGAAGCTACATAATCCCAACCTGTTTCATTTTCTGGTGTAGTGTTTCTCATTGTTTGTCTTCCTTTATAATCTCCACCACGAGGAAGATCAAGACCCAATGTAGTTGGTTGCATTTTATTTCTATCTGTATTCATTTCTTCAGTATCAATGGATAGATCGCGCATAGTTGCTTTTAAGTTTGCAACATTAGTAAAATCATTCCAATGATCTGGCTCGTCCCACTCACGTTCTTGAATTAACGAAAGTATTTTATCTATTTTTTTCATATAACTCCATTAAACATTTTTAAATTTTCCATTATAATTTTTGCTAGCAGGATTATCTTCACCAAAATGGCTCATCGTATTTTTTATTGTTTCTTGGTCGTGTTTTCTACCATAAAAACTATTATTCTCTCCAATTTGACTAAGTCTAATTTTTTGTTTATGTTCTTCAGTAAATTTAACTCCTTTTCTATTTGGTAAATTACATTTGGTTTTTCCACTGTTATAATTATATTTAGTTTTCTCAGAAATAACCATTAAACTAATATTAGATTCTTTATTTAATCCTTTATTCCACGGGATTCTTCCCAATTGTGTTTTACTTTGTTTTTCAATTGATTCTTTGCTTCTATTTTTTCCCTTTAAAGACTTCCTTATTTTTTCCTTGGTTTCATTACTTAATTTTCTACCATGAGAACCTTCCCCACCATAAGTCAAATTATATCCATTAGGAGAAATAGTATTATATTGTTTGATATAATGAAATTCCATTTCGTCTAATTCTTCTTTATTTTCACAAGATTCTATAATACTCCAGTTAAATTTTTCATAACCATATTTTTTTAAAGCATTATGAAAATAAAGATTATCGTTTCTACCTTCATTTATATGCGATCTTTTTCTTTGTTCTAATGAAAAGTGTGTCTGCCCAATATAAGATTTATTATTTATAATATTTGTAGCTTTATAAATAATCATACTTTAAATTTCTCTTTTTTAACATCAACTTTAACTTCTGCTGGAGTCTTACCTTTTCCTCTCCATCCAGTACTTTTATGTGCTTCATCTTTTAATGATGCACAGTAACCTTCTGGGTTTTTCATTTTATTACCGATTTTAGCTACACACTTATCAAAGAATCCTTTATCAGATGGAGATTTTTTTCCTACATGTTTAGCTAAAGTCTTTCCAGCTTTTTGAATACTTTTATCAGTCCACCCTTTTGGTTTAGATTCAAATCCAGCTTCAGAAACTTGTTTTGGTTTTTCACATAGTTGTTTATATTTTAGTTTTACTCTAACTAATTCCTTTTTATGTTCATCTAATTCTTTTTTATAACTAGAGCTCAAACCATTTTTTAATTCTCTAGTTAGATTTCTAATTACATCTTCTAAATGACTAATATGTTCTTTAATACTAAGGCATTTTCTATAATTATCAACTTTACTAAAAATTCCTTCTCTCAACTCTTGTGCTAATTCTGGTTCCTGAATTTCTAATAAGTATAGATTAATCATATTTATTCCTCACTGATAAGACTCATAACTTCCATTGGTTGACCACAGCAAACAAGAGGGCCTTTACCAGCTTCTTTTACATTAACTGTTCTACCACATGATTTACAAGATAGATTATCACCAGTAGAAATTTTTGTAGATCCTTGTGTTTGAAGAATATCTTGTTCTAATAACCATAGTTTCATTTTTTAAATCCCTCATGCGCCATACGTGCTAGGCCATATGCATCAGCTAAGTTATTATTTTTAAATTCCATACCCCATTTTTTATAAACATTTAAAAGCATTAATTCTTTTTTAGCATTACCTTGACCAGCTCCACATACATATTTTTTTAAAGTGTTTGGAGCTATAATCTCATATTTCAATCTCTTTCTATAAAACATCATGCGAATCATAAAATGTAAAGCGCCCATTTGTAGTACATATGACCCATCACTTGAATAAGAAGGAGCCTCTAGATATACTCTTTTTAATCCAACTATTTTTGGGATGAAAGATAGTTCTTTATTAATATACCAAAGTTTTTCTTCTACACTTTCACCCTCAGAAGCAAACAATTTCTGTTCAATTATTTTTGCTTCTTGATCTAAAACAATAACTGCTGTTCCATTATAAGATGGGTCAACACCAACAAAAAATGTACATTTTTCACATGCTATCATATTTAATCCTTTCGTTTAACCGTGATCCATACGTAGATTAGGAATGAATGTTCTCTCAAGTAAATCTTTAATCTCTCTCTTTTTTTCTTTTCCTTCTTCATGAATATCTGACTCTAATGGAATTTCCCCAAATGGAGTTCTTAGATTTCCTCCTCCATAACGCTTACGGATACGCCCTAACGCAATCATAATGTCAGCCAAACACAATTCCAAAAATGTTTCTCCTATATCATTTGAGATCTCACTAAAATCATCACACTGCATCCTTTCATATTCTACTGATGCAAATTTTGAGTTTACAGGAACAGGAGAAACTCTGACTATATTTGGATGTTTAAATTCAAATGTTTTATCAAATACTGAAAAAAGTTTAGTTTCCATTGCTTTAGTTACTTGTAGTGCATATTCTCTTAGTTCAAAATGTGAGAATACTCCAATAGGTGGGTGCCCCATAGCATAATAATCACTTTGATCAAAATAAATATCTTTAATTCCTAGTATTTCTCTTCCTTCGGGTTCAAATAAATAATACTCATTTGTTCTACCAGGAACTTTATTAGCTACATTTTGAAAATTAATAGGCATTGTTTTTACATCTGGTTGATAATATGAGAATTCCCTGATTGTAAATTTCTTAATGTATTCAAGGATTTCTTCATCTTTCCATTCCAAATGCATAAATGGGAATCCTAAATTTCTTTTAACGTAGTCTAATACATAGTCATCATTTAGCATTTATATTTCCTCATAAATAAAGAAAGTCAATTGATGCTTCATCCAGAAAAACTTTATTCATCTCTAAAGCTTTTTTCATTGCTTCAGGAGAAGCTATTTTCTTTTCTTCTGATAATATTTTCATCATTTCATTTCTACGTTCAAGTGTTTCAGTAGTTTTAGGATTTTCTAAAAATCTACTCAATAACTCAAATGAAACTAACTTGAGATTTTTTGATATAGTTTTATTCTGTAATTCAGAATCTACTATCATCTTCAAATGTTTGTTCTGAATAGTAGGTGGAATAGATGTGAAAATATCTTTATTTGAATAGACATTTTGATAAATAGTATCCATATCTCCAGTTAAAGCAAGTAATTGCGAGAAACATTCAACTAGTCTTTTTCCCCCGATATTTTTAACTCCAGTAACATCATCACCAGAATCTCCTATTACACTCATAACTAAAGGAAAATATTTATCTTCAATATCAGTATCTATTTTTAATAGTTGAGAAATTATCTTCCCACTTTTAACTATCTTCTTATTTTTAGCAGATTTTGAAAACACATATACATCATCATCTAAAGTTTGCCACATATCGTGATCATTAGAATAAATAACATATGCTTTATCAGATTCTTTCTCAAAAATTCTAGTTAATAGATAATATGGAACAAAGTCAGCTTCCATATTAGATAGACGTATTACACTCAAATTAGGAATTTTATTACAAGCTTTTTCAATTAGCTGAAAATTTGATTGTAAAACCGAAAAAAATAAATCACGATCAACTTTATCTAACCCATACAAGTCATCTATAGCTCTAGATATCTTATATGTTTTACTAATATTTTTATGATAGTATGATTGACCAGATTCAAAAAATATAATAAATTTGGTGTTAACTCCCCGTTTGATTCCATAGATCTTATGAAATGATAAAAATGAGATTAAGGACGAAAAAATTGATGTGTCAACAACCCCGGACTTCTTTGTTGACTCGACTATATTTACTATAGCATGTTCCATATATGTAGACTGTAGAACATTTTTCAAGTCAACAAAGATAGTTAGTTCCTTATAATTCTTATAAGAAACTATCTCGTCCAGGATTGCGTATGTAGGATAGTAAGACAGTAAGCTAGATGGATGCATTATTCATCTTGTAAAATAGATGATCTAGTATAAATACCAATACTAACGTCCTTAATCATTGTAGTAAATTTATTCAATGTAATAGGCTGACCTTCAACCCTATACATTTTAAAAACAATATTTTCATCATGATCCAAACCAAACGGGACTACTGATAGATTAGCTGAACAATTACTTAAAATAATGTTTGTTACAATTCCATCAACAAACTTAGCAAACTGGTCTTTTGCTTGAGTTGCTGCTGTAATGTTCGCTGTCTCCCCACCAAAATTAACTTGAATTGCATTGGTATTAAATGTTAATACTGTAATTCTAATTCTATCTGTAATCAATTTAGGTAGACTATGATCAAGAATCAAATCATTATCACTCAATGAAAAAATACTACTTACTTCAGATTCTACCATAAATTTATTATCAATAAACTGCGGTGCAGGAGCCAAAAATTTAATAGTAGAATATTGATCTGTAAATGTAAAAAATCCATTGCTTTCACTATCACCATCAGTGATTTGAATAGTTACTTTTTGACCTGTAAATGTTTTTAATAGATCAAGTTTTTTCTTTAAATCTGAAATTGCAAATGTTGACTCATTTAAAATAGATGTTAGATCCAACTCAAACACTGATGTTTTATCATTACTTCTTTGTCTAACAATACCATTTCTAATATCAACATCATTACAAACATCCTTCAAGTTTGTCAAACATCTCATTAAATCATTATACTGTTCAACTTCTAAAACTACTGTACTACTCATTCACATTCTCCTTTCCTTCTGTTGGTTGTTTTGGAATTTGAGGATTTTTTTGAATATATCCTTTAAGTAATCCTTGCTTATAAAATCTTTTTGCTACTCTTGCCAATCCTTTAAATGATTTAATATTTTCTGTTTCAGGACCATAAATATTTCTAATTCTTGTTAGTAGCTCTAGGTTTCCTCTTGTTAGATTTTTCTTTAGGAGCTTTACTTTCTTTTGTCTCATTTGTTTCTCCTTCAATATTTTTGATAATTGTTACATATACAAATTTATCTTCTTTTACTTCTTCTGATTTAACATAATCAAGAGTTACAAAACATGATTCTAACGCTTCAACAACTTCCATAACTCTTTCAGCTACTCCCTTTGCTCCAGATTCCTCTGAATTTATAGGGATTGAAAATAATGTTGCTAATGCATCCTTTCCTTGATATGTAGTATTAAATAGACAAATATTATTCCCAAATAGTTTAAATAAATTATTCTTTGCTGCAGCTTTACAGAATAGATTATAATATTCAATATTATCAATATTAATATCTACCTTAATGCCCATTTCGATAGAATTATCAATTAACTCTTTCAATCTGCTCATTTGCTTATCTTCCATTTTTTACCTCACGCTAAACCACTGTACTGGTGTAACAGGAAAATCATTAAAGTCTTTTCCTGACTTATTATAATAAACAACTATTTTATCAATTATATGATCATTATACTTGTTTAACTTTTGGTAATATTCTTTGGTAATTCCTTTGTCTGACAATATAATTATTTCTGGTCTAAAAACTTGTTCATGAAAAACTATGCTTTTAATTAAAGCTTCATATTTTGATGAAAGAGCAGATGCATACAATTTTATATTTTGTTTGATGTTTAATGAATCATATATGTGTTCCGAAAAAATATCGAATATTCCCTCTGCAAGAACAATTTTTTTGGAAGTTGGATTCCCACCACTTAATCTATAATAATCAAGAAAATTATTCTCATTTATTTTCATCTTATAATATCTAAACTCTTGAGTATCGTCAATATTTCTACATATTAGAGTTGATTTGTTTTCAGTTAAAAACCCAACAAAACTAGATTGTAGATATTCTTTCATTCTAAATAATTTTTCATCTACATCAATATTATTGATTTCTATAAACTCATTTATATCATATACCAAACCTTTTACAGTTGTAATCTCAATTGGTGCAAATTTAAATCTCTTTCTAACATATAAATCTTTCAACATAAACTTTTTTGGTTCAAGTTTTGGAAGAACTACGTTAAGTCCTTTTTCTTTATCTGAAAATACTTCACGTTTATTTTTTAAATTTTTTAATGTTTCCTTATCAACAAATACTTCTGATATATCTTTTCCTTCTAATCTTTTTAAGAGTTTTGATAATACTCCCTTAGCTTCACACTCAGCATGAAAGCAATGAAAAATAGGAGCATCTAAAGAAATATACATATGATAGTGGTCTTTATTTTGTTGGTATTCACACCAAGGGCACATCACCACGATATTTTTACTAGTAACTTTTGGGTGTAATCCATAATTATCTAAATATGTTAGAAAAGAATCTTGATAAATTCCTATCATAAACATTTCTCCATATCATATTTTTTAAATAATTCTTGTAGCTCTATTTCACATGTAGAATGTTTTTTACAATTATCAGAAAAATTCATTATTCTTATATTAGATTTAGACCCAATAATAGAAGGCAAAACACCACATTTAAATCCATTTTGAATACTAAAAATATGATCTATACAATTTAACTTTTTATTCCTTCCTATATTTTTTAAATCTTCTAATAAATATTTTTCTTTAATTGATCTAATAGTGAATTGTCTAACTTTTCTTTTATATAATGAAAAATCCTCTAATTCTTCATCTCTCAAACAAAATCCTCTATCTTGTCTACTTTTTAGAGCTTTAGATGTTCTATTTTTTATTTCTTCTTTAGTAATTATCATATTAAGATTTTTTAAAATATTACCAGACTTAATTCTTCTTTCTTCATTATTTATCCAGCTTTTTTTAACTTTATCTTTTATTTTCATTCTAACTTCTTCTCTTTTTGCAATATTTTTTTCACCAATCATATCAGGTCTTATAGTCCCAATAATTGCAACTCTACGACTTTCTTTTTTACTTTCAGAATCTTTACCATAAATTTCTTCATATGTTTTATTTTTATGATTATGACCGTGTAGATATTTATTACCTTCTTTTTTAACTAAGTTTCCACACCCACATAAGCAATATTCAATCACTCGTAAAACCTCTCTTTAGATATATGTATTCTTTCAACAAATACAGGTAGAGCAAAATTGAACCAATGACCACATCCTGCACATTTTACATTTTGTGATAATCCACCACATGGTCCTTCATAAAATTCTTGTGATCCACAATCAGGGCAACATTTGTTTTCTTCAACAAAATCTCTTAATAGTTTTGGGTCCATCATTAATTTGTCACATGGTTTTGTACAAGCTGCTCTAACTAAACAATTATCTGATCTACAAGGAAATTTATCTTCCATATTGTTTTTTAATACTTTTTCTACTATATTCTTAACCCTATTTGATTTCCAAAATTTCCAATTCACATTTCACCTTCCCATTGCATGAGATATCCAGTCAGTAAAACCATAGTTGCATTTAGAACATCCAACACCATTACATTTCTTACATATATATTGTCCATTTATTTCTGAAAATTTATACCCAAACCCACCACATTTATCACATATAGTTCCTGGCTGCCAAAATGTTATTGCTCCTCTTTCAGCAGGTTTTTTACATGGAAGTCCGCTACCATCACACTTTTCACATACTTTAATACTTGTCTTTTCAAATTCTTCAGGAAAATAAAATGCAAAATTTGTCAATATAGTATGAATTTTATCTCTAAAAATTAATCTTTGCCCATCAACATAAGGATCCCGATCCATACTATTTTCCCATAACTGCCTTTCTGTAATCTTGTAATACTTTAATAATATCAAAAACCATTGCCATAAAATGCATATGAGGAACCAAACAATTCTGATGACTGTTTGCATATTTATTAACAACTATTTTTGCAGGGGCAGGAACTTTTGACATGTAAAATAATTCACTATAGACATTGTTATACTCCAAATCCTCTTTGGATAGAATTTCAATAATTTTGTTGACTACATTTCCTAAACCAGATGTTTCTCCCTTTTCTAAAATACTAACAATCTCAATTACATTTGAAAGAAGCATCTTCTCGGTAGTTATTACAATCTCTTCACTTACTTCTAATTTTCCATTCCAAGAACATTTCTGTAATGCATTTACAATTTTTCTAATATCAGGATAAAAACCATTGATAATAAAGTTTACTTCTTTTTCTGTATAAATAATACTTTCAGAATCTAAAATTCTTTTACAATAATCTAGAGTATATTCTTTTGGAATTCTCTGAAACACATAAGGAGTAAATCTGCTTTGAAGGGGATCAGGAATTTTTGAAATATAGTTACAAGTCCAAATGAATCTACCATAATCTACTTGATATCTTTCAATGATTCCTCTAAAAGAATCATATGCATCATTTGTTAATTTATCTGCCTCATCTATAAACACTACCTTGTATTTATCTTTCATTGGTGGATACTTTAAAAATGGTTCAATGACAGTATCAACAAAATTAATACTTCTTGTAGATTTTGCTGAACCATTCGCCATTAAAAGATTATCTTTAGCGTTTGATAAAACTCCATTTTTAGAACACAACAATCTAGCAAGAGTAGTCTTACCACCACCAGGAGGACCAGAGAATAGTAAATTAGGAAGAGCATTTCTATCAATTATTCTTTGAAAATCAACTAAATATTTTTCTGGTAAAACCAAATCTTTTAGGGTTTTTGGTCTATATTTTTCAACCCACATACTATCTAAAACTTCACTCATTCACAAACCTCCACTAACAATTATAACAATTCGTGTTTAAAAGCATTTCAGTCAATACTTTATCTTTAAGAACTTCTTTCATCATCATTTCGTATTCTTTTGATTTAATCAACTCATGGGCATTATCCCCTGTTACCATATTGTAATTTGAATCTAATATAAATGATTCCATAACCACTACTTTTAGTTTTGTTTCAATCATTAATAAAGTATAACTTGCAGCATCTTCAGGTTTTGTTGTAGCTTGAAATGCAATAGATACTTCACCTTCTTTAACAAATAAAATTATTTCTCCACATACTATATTATATTCTTCTCCAGTTAATCCTTCTTTATATATTTCAATATTATTTTTTTCTAGAATATCTTTAACTATTTTTATAGAATTCTCCATTTAACCTCCAATAATTTATTTAGTAATATGTTCCAAAAAAATTATTTATTTTCTTAATATATGAGAGCGCGAACCTAGTAACAGATTCGCACTCTCACAGATCTTATTTTCCACCACGTTTTGATGCTTTAAGCGGATTGACCTTTTTGGTGTCTTTCTTAGTTTCGATCTCAAGATGATCCGCCATGTTGCAATTTCCATTTCTCCATTTTGCAGTAGGAAATGCATATACTTTACAATAATGCGGAAGAAATTCTCCTCCACCTTCTACAATAGAAGCAGTGAATGGAGTTTCCAAATCTACCTTCGAGCACATTTTTTCTCCACCACATTGTATTAGAACAGGTTGTTTCATAATCTGAAGCTGCTCGGTAATGTTCATTTTCTTTCTCACGTATTTCCTCCTTAGTAAAAGTCTGTAATTATGAAAAGTTTTGTTTTGGCTCTAGTAATTGCTGTATATAACCATCTTGCATAATAAGTATCATCCCATCTTTTAGTTCTTTGCTCAAATACAATTACTCGTTCCCATTCTGATCCTTGGGATTTATGAACACTCATAGCATATCCATAATCAAAATAATCTATTGAATTAAATCCTCTTTCTAAAGCAAATTTCTTTAATGACTTATCATAATTATAAGCTTCATATTCTTCTTTTCCAAAACAAGATAAAGAAGATAAGCATTCATATATTTCATCAGAATATTCAACTGTAAATCTACTCAATCCATAATCTTCGGGCATGACCCAAAGAACTTTGAATATTTGACCGTTCATTATTTTAATATCATGATTATTTTTTAAACAAACTATATGTTCACCAGGGTATGGAGTCTTATGTAAATATCCTAACTTATCTCTAATCATATCATTAAGTTTGCATCTAGTTTTATTAAATGCACACAAAACTGCAAGATCATGATCAAAAACTACACGTTCTTCCCAAATTTTTCTACATAAAGGATCTCTCCATGTTAACTTAAAAACATCTTTTGAGAAGAATTTATTTATAGGGATATGCCCTTGTTGTCGAGCTAAAATTGATAACTGTATTATTGGGGAGGTTAAAGCTTGTCTGTGTATTTCTGTTAATTTAAAGTTTGGGTTTTTTAGTAAATTAAAATCACTGCCGACGGGAGGGAGCTGACCATGATCTCCTATAGCTATAATTGGGATTCCTAATGAGACTAAATCATTCCAAATATTTTCTCCTACCATTGATGCTTCATCAATAATAAGAATATCATAACCAATTTCAGATGGATCTTTTTTTCTCCATTCAACAATAATTTGTCTATTTAATCTTACATCAAATCTAGTTACAGGAAAATATAAAAGTTTATGAATCGTTCCAATAAAATCTCCAGGATATAAGTATTTTCCAGAAGTTAGCTTCTCATTAAGGACGGATGATGCCTTTCCTGTAAATGTTATAAACGCAACACCTATTCTTGGATTTATTTTATGAATTTGATTTCTTAATTCACATAATAAAGTGGTTTTTCCTGTGCCTGCATAACCACCAATAGTTGTACATGGATCATTATAATAAGTTCCTTGAAAGTTTCCTAAGATCGCATCAACTACAATATTCTGTTCTTCACTTAGTTGCAAATAGATCTCCTATCCAGTGTATCGTTTTATAAAAGTAGATACCCTTTTAGCTATTTGTAAAACATCTTTAGAATAACTTCTAGACCCACCAACATAACGATATAATGCTTTTTTCACATTTCCATTTTGTTCTTCTAAAAATATTTGATATACTTTAACCCCAGCCTCAATATTCTTATCTATTTTCATCAATTCGTTTTTACTTTTCATATTAAAGTCTTTTGCCCAAAATGGCATTACTTGCATCAATCCCATAGCTTTACTTCTTTTATTTATCGCAGCAGGATTGAATTGACTTTCAACTTCCATAATTGCAACTATAATATCTACATTAATATCTTCATATTTTTCACAAATCTCCACTATATGATGTGCTATTTCAGATGATTTAATTTCACATCTGTTTGGGTAATGAGTTAAAATATATTCTTTAATCGCATTTTTAATTTGCGCTTGGATTATTAAATCACAAGACTCAGATTCATAATTTTCTAAATGCCTAGTTTCAACATACCATTCTTCATATTCCTCTTTTACAAAAGAAGGATCTTCATCAATATATTCTAATTTTTCTATTGGTTCAAACTTTATAGGGGCAACTGCTATCATTTCATAGTCATAAATTTTTTGGTTATTCATAATAACTATTGGGTGGTTCTTTACAGTGCAGGCGCTTAAAAGTAGGGCTAAAGTTAAAAATAAAAATAATTTAGCTTTAGTCATTTTAATACCTCCTAACTTGGGAAATTGGGTTTTTGTTCTAAAAAATCAAAGGGATTGCATCATGGAGACTGCAACCCCTTGATTTTTATTTCCTTTCTCCTCCTGTTGATTTTGAATATCCTGACCCAACAGAAAGAGATTTTACACTTGAAGAAATTGAAGTTTCAATAGGAATTTGAGCAGCTTCAATCTCCTCTACTTCAAGAGGTACTCCGTGAAGTTTATGTTCACGGATCTTGAAATAGAAATACAAGATTTTTGAAACATACTCGTTCCTCCAGGGAGGCCCGTCCATTTTTGGGTTGCCAGTCCAATAACGGTTAAGGGCAACAGGGATATTCCCTGCTGCCTCTTTAATAAACGAGGCAAAAATGTCGGTACCGGATTGAATGTTGGCATCAATCCAGTAAATTTTATGCTTGGCATCAACACCGTTCGATTGAAGTTGTGGAGTATTCTTCCAAACTTCATAACGAACTTGCATCAACCCTCTTGCACCTTTGGTGGAAGTTGCATTAGGGTTAAACTCCGACTCAACCCAAATCTGTGCTGCAACCAGATCAGGATCAAGCTTTTTCTTTCCCGACTCCTTAATGATATGTATGGCCATGAACTTTGCTACAAACGGAGTCGTTCGCGGTTGCAACTTTATTATACAATCCGCTAGTTTTATAACCTCGGGATCTGTAAGCAACTGAACAGATTCTTTCTCAGGTTCAGGTTCAATAGTAATTACTTTCGGAACATGTTCCTGAACCGCCGCAACTGCCTTTTCCAACTCTTCTTTAGCAACAGGAACTACTCCCACTTGTTTATTATCAACAACCTTAAAAATGTTCGGGAATAGAAAAACAGAAACACAAATCGTTAGTATAACTGCACCAATAATTGAATACAAATGCTTTTTCATATTATCCCTCCTTAAAATAAGTGGTTTAACTACATTAACTCTATCAGATATTAATATATATAGAAACGAGATGTTACATTTATCATTTAGAACAAAATAAAAATTTTCAAAAAGGAGTGTTTAAATATGAACGCAGATGAACTTAGGGCACAACAATTAGCGAGAACTATGCAAATGAATCCAGGAGGTCCGCCCCCACCAGGAGGGTTAACACCATCAACAGGACAATGCCCTCAATGTGGTATGTATCATCCACCAGTTAGACCTGGTGAAATTTGCCCTATGAAACCAGTAACAGTTAAAGCTCCAGATGGTACATCACAAAATATCGAGCTTGAAAAATATCTTGTTACTATGAAAACAATTATAGTTAGTCAAATACCAAAGAAATCAATTAAGGATCCTAAAAAATTTTTTCAGAACATGATTATAGAGTTAACCAAATACATAGAAGGGTATAAGGAATGATTCTAACTGACAGGGAAACTATCTTTATTAATTGGTATTTATTAGATAAAGAATTTCAATATACTGATAATGTTAGAAAGATTCTTAATTTAGTTTATTATTTATCTACTACAAAGAAAATGGATTTAGCTTTAGCTATACATGTTGCGAATGAAAAGTCTAAAGAATTTACTTTAGATGGAGAAAGATACACAAAGAAATTTATTTGGAAGTTATACACTCAACGATTAGCTCACATAAAGCATGCAAAACAAAGATTTCAAGATCTATTGAGAGAGTTTCGTCAAAATGCATATCCTGAGTTAGCCCCACCTAAAAACTATTGCTTATGTGGATGTGGGAAAGAAATTGGGTTAGATAAAAAATATGTAAATGGGCATAATCCAAGATTTAAATCTGAAGAAGAAAAGAAATCTCATATTGAAAAAATGAATAATATAAAACTTCTTAAAAAACAAAAGAAAATAATTTATTTGAAAGATAGATCTTCATAGGTTTTCATAGATCTTCATAGGAATCGCCCATGCTAATATATAATATAGGAAGAAACAAAAAATATAAATCTTCATAGGTTTTTAAATCTTCATAGGTTTTGGCCCTGCTAATATATATTCATATATTATAGGAATGAATTCCAAATTTGAAAAATAGAGATAATAAAATAATTAAAAAAGGAAAAAGTAAAAGAAATGAGAGCACTTATTTTTCAACCACCTGGGGGGGTTGAAAAATGTGCTAGAATAAAAATCAGAACAGGGGTTTAACTAGAAATAAATTTCAACTTTTAGAACATAATCAAAATAGAGCTAATCAGAAAGGAAGTCAAAATGATCAGTGAAAAAACAAAGTGGTTTAATCAGTCTGTCTTTACATACAAAGACAAACATTATGGAACAGAAGGATATTTAAGACTATCAATTTCAACTAACACAGAAGACTACACCTCATTCAATTCCCCATCATTATTACTTTCAATTAACAACAACTATCAAAAGAGTTTAACATTTCACTTATCAGAGTGTAATGATCTTATCAAAACATTCAAAACTATGACATTAAACGGAGAAGTAATTGAAATACAAAGAAAATATAAAAAAGATATCTTTTATTTAAAATTCTTTGTAGATAAAAATACAAATGAAAGATTAGTTTTAGTTGAGATTAGAAATAATGAAACAGATTTTACTAAAGTAATTATGCCTCTCTTAATTCAATTTGAAGCTTTCATGACTTGTTTAAGACAATTTTCAGAAAAATATATTGATACATGTATGATTTTATTAACTAAAACAATTGATTCAACTATTTACAAATCTATTGAACAGATGCCTGGATTGCTAAGGGGAATTAGTTCTAATATAGTAACAGAGGAAAGAATCCAAGAATCCCGCGCACCAGAACCCGGGAACGAACAAGTTCAGGCAGCGGAGCAGACAATAGAACAACTAGATAGATTCTTGGGTAATGAGATGCAAAATATTAAGGTTCCTGAGATTGAAGTTGAAGTTAAAGAAAATGTACAAAAAGTAGAGAGTTTCTTTGTTGAAAAAGTAATTGAAAATGATCTTAAGAATCTAGAAAATATTTTAATTAATTGTACAACTGCACAAAATCCTATTGAATCATTTAGTCAGTTTATTAAAAGTAAAGATAATGAAGAATTTACACCACTCCCTGGATTAAGTGAAGACGACAAGAAATCACTTTTATATATTAGTAAAATGTTGTTTTTAACTTCTTATAAATCTTATCTGACTAATGGTGGAGTATTACCAGATAGGGTTCCTATATTTAAATATAAACCATCTGTAGTAGTTGAAAAGAATAATGAAGTGGCAACAGATTTATTAGTTCTACATTTATTTGTTAGATCTATAAGAAGAAGATTGGAAGGAAAAAGTTCAGATGCTACTTTAAATAAAGCACTATTTTATTTTCAATTTAGATGTTTTGTAGACCCATTAATTTTTAGTTTTATGGATGATAAAGATGGTAAGAGATTAGAAAATATAGTAATGACAAGATATAAGTATTTCAAAAGTATTGGTATTTTTAATTCTTACTTCAAATTATTGGAAGATATGAATTGTGTAACAGTTAATGATGACGATATTAAAACTGGAGTTCTAGAAGTCATAGAAAATGTAATAAGAAAAACTCCTCTAATTTCAGCTCTTCATCAAAAGTTATTTGATGGAGGAGGAGTTAAGTTACCATCCAGTAATACGTTTTCTTTAGAACAAATTCTAAATGAGATTGTCCCGTTCGAAGTTGATGTAAAACTTGGAGCAGATATTAAAAATGAAGAAGTGTTAAAAGGTATCAAGAGAAAAAATAATATTTCAGATGAAATTTTAAACTATTTACTTAAAGGAAAAACTAAGGTAAGATCAGATAAAAAGAAAGAAGATAGCAATTTATTAAGATTTGTAAAATTTTATGATAGTGAAATTCCAGATGAAGTTAAAGAAAAATTCTTTGAATATATAGATAAAAATCAGATTAAGAAATATGATTTTACAATAAAAGATTTTGATCTAGATTTATTTGGGGATAATATTGTAAAAGGTCTTTATATTTGGGATCCTGAAAAATATGGTAAGAATTATAAAGAGTTTTTCTCTACAGTAGAAAGCGAATTAATGAGTAAAGAACTAATAATTGCAAAAGTTAAACAACAAGAAAGTTTATCTAACAGTGTATCAACTGAATGGAATTTTGGGTAAGGAGAATTTAGATGTCTCTTAAGATGGGAAAAACTTTCGATAGAAGTTATAATATTAGATTACCATTTCTAAATGGATTTTATGATATAGGAATATTTTTTAATAAGAAATCAACCTTTCTATTATTTAGTGTAGATTCTAATATTAAGTCAGATGAAACTCACGGCATTAAAGTAAATATGTTTAAGAATTTGGAATCATCTAAATTCTGTGAAACATTCTTACAACTTCATAATTATAGAAAAAATACTCTTGATATTTTAAACCAGTATAAAAGTATTAAACCAGAATATTATCAAGAGGTTTCATTTATTATGAATGAGACCATAACATTATCAAAAATTGAGGTTGAAGAAGGAAGATTTTTATTTGATTTATTGAATATTTATGGTTTTACATTAAATTCTTATACTAATGAATTTATCTTTATTCTTACTGAAAGACAAAATATAGTTAAAAAACTAGGAAGAAAAATAGTAAGAACTAGCGGTATTCAAATATCTACATCTTCTGCTTTGCATATACTAAATCATTTTCATCTTGATAGTAAAGCAGGGAAAGCGGGGATGGAAGAGAAAGCACCTACAGAAAAGATTATTAAATTAGAAGATATTGACGAGGAATAAAAATGGGAGCAAACCCACAAGGAGACGGTAGAGGTCAAATAGATCTTTACTGGTATGTTCATAATGTATTTGCAAATTTCTATAAAGATTTTATGGATTATTTGTCTAAACATCTATATCCACGTTTTGAATATACAGTAATAGGGACTTATGATAAGGGTATAGAATATATTATGAAAGAATGTCAATATGGACGCGAAGTAAGCAAACCAATGTTACCAGCACTTATTTTAAATCCATCTGGAGATTTTGATTTAGCTGATGCAAATACAGGAGGTCACCAACTTTGGAGATTTCCTAATTTAGCTCCTGGTATGATAAAGTATTTATTTGAACCAATTTATAAAGATGAAAATTTAAATATTACAGTTGGATTTATAAGAATAAAAGGGGATATTGAATTATTAATGCTATTAAATAGTTTTTATGAATATTGTGATTTAAGAATGTTATTTCTACAAATTTTTGGTGGTTATGATAGATGGATATACCCTCAGTTTTTTAATACATTTATTATACTACCAGAAGAAGTAGTTAATTATCAATATAACAATCCTTATACTGGTCAAAGTTATACTATAGATTGGCAAAATCATGGAGCATATCAGCATTTAGTAAAAACTATAGGAAAAGAAGAATTAGTAATTCCTTGTAATATTAAACCAATATATAAATTAGCAGGATTTAGTGATCCAAGTAATAGATATGGTGGTGCTGATGCAATGGCAGATTGGAGACTTGGAGCAACTGTTAATTATGAATTAGAAGTTCCTGCTTGGATCATAACACAAGGTGATTATTTAACTGAAAGTATTAATATTTATGTAAATACTGGGTCTGTTTATTCTGCGTATGATTATTCGGAATATAAAGATTATATCTCATATTTAAAACAGAGATATAAATATCATATAATGGATGCTACAGGAAGTGTTATATTACAAGGATGTAATCAAGAAACTGAACCTCCATTGGAATTTAATGCTAGATATTTCTATAATGTTACTCAAGGTGATATTGATTCAACAGCAGACCTAATTATTCAAATTCCAGAAACAATACTTCATCAGGATTTAATAGTAGTAAATAGTAAATATGGAAAACTAGAATATGGTGATCATTATGTATTACAAAATGGTGGTAATGAAATATTAGTAAAACGAGAATATGTTGATTTAGAAGTTGGTATGATAATAGAAATATATACTTATAAATTAGCAGGAACATAATATGAATAATCATTATTTATCTAATCAGTTACATAAAATACAAGAAGAAGGATATTTTTCTACTTGTAGAAAAGAGTGTAGAAAATATATAAAAGATAACTCTAAAAGTTTAAAATTAACATTATCATCTGAAATTATTGGAGGGGCATTTTCTTATATTACAGGAACATATTTTTTGGGGTTAGCTTTAAAGAGTGCTACTGAATTGTTCACTAGATTAACTGGAGTAAATGGATTATTTCAGGAATATTGTTCAATTAAATGTAGTATAAAAAATTATGAAAAAATAATTAGAAGACAAGAAAAAAGAGGAATTTTTGATGAAAATATTAAAAATAAATTAGATTCCCTTAAAAATAATCTAAATAATATGGAAAATGAAATAGATAAAAGTATAATTATAATAGGTAAAAAAGATAAAATAAAATATGATAAATTAAAAAGGCTTAAGAAAAACATTGATGATAGCGTGGAGTTATTCTCGTTATGAAAAAAATAAAAGAAGATCTTTTTACTGATAAAAATGTGAAACAAACTGTTAATGTTGCTTGTGCTATAATTATGAGAACTGAGAATGGGGTCAATTCAGTTTTAATGATAAAAAGAGCAAAGAATGATCATTGGCCAAATCATTGGGAATTACCAAGAGGAAAATGTGATAAACCACCAGGCGAAGATTTAAAACATTGTGTGGTAAGAGAAGCAAAAGAAGAAACAGGTTTGGATATAATTCCTGGTGATATGATAGATACATATATTTATTATGCTATGGGGGGTACTAGAAAAACTACTTGTTATAACTTTCTTTGTAGAATGAAAAATCAAAATCAAGAAGTTAAACTATCAAAAGAACATCAGGATTATAAATGGATTAGTGAAGTTGGAGTAGCTGAATTACTAATACATCCAGATCAAAAGAAAGCTTTAATAAAAGTTTTAAATCCCGAAAGAGAAATAGTTTCATACCCTGATAATAATTTTAGTGATAGTAATAAAATTGAAGAGTATTTAAGAATTATTCAAGGAGGTGTTAAGCGTGGAAGATAAACCTCTAGATAAAGATGAATATATAATGACTGTTAGAGTTAGAGATTATGACCACCAGTTAATTAAGTTGATTTCTTATATTAGAGCTTTAGCTGGTCCTGGTCATTCATTTGTAGTTGATGTAGACCCAGATATGAAAGAAAATAGTAAGAAATTTAGTATGGATGGTGATGGTTCATTTAATATTCAAAGTATTAAAATGAATGGGATTGAAGTAAAAATAGAAGATGGGAAATTGGTGGTTAGAGAAAACTTATGGATGGAGCAACAGTCTTAAAGATAAAGGATAAAGGGTTGTATGTAAGCATACCTGGATTAAATCCTGCCAGAACTCCTACTGAACTTGATATAACTAAGTGTGATTTGTCGCTAGTTCTTTCTTATCTCAGATCAAATGGTATTAAAGATTTTACAATTGTTTCAAAAAGTCAATCTGGAGAAAAAGTATTGAAATCTCGCGATTTAGTAATTAATAAAAAGAAAGAAAAAACAGATACAAATAATTTAGAAAAAAGATTAGATCGTTTAGAAGATATGCTTTCTAAAGTTTTAGTAAATAAACAAACTGATTCAAATGATAAAATAAAAAATAAACTTGATTTTTTAGAAGTTCTTATTAAAAATCTTAAAAATTCAGAACAAATTGATATACAAAAACCTTCTTTTAAAAAAGAGCCTGATATTGAAGAACTTGATGGGTTTATACCTGAAATTGATATTAAAGGAATGTCAATGAAGGGAGATTTTAAAGAAGATGTTATTGAACAGAATAATGAAAAATTAAATGATTCAGCAGAGTTGTTATCGAAGTTATTAAATGGCGGAGGCAAGAAATGGCAGAAGAAGTAAAACAAGAAGAAAAGAAGAAAAGTAATATTGTATCTATTGGGTTAGATTGCGGGACAATGCATTTAGTTTGTGCCAGATCAGATTCTCCAGATGTTAAAATTACAAGAAATGTATTTTTGAAACTTGAACCAGAAACACATATTTCTGATCTTAGTGAAATTAGTTATGTTGAAGGGGATGAAGGACAATTATATATAATTGGTTCTGATGCATTTACATATGCAAATATTTTTGGTAAAGAAGTTTCAAGACCAATGGAAAAAGGACTTATTTCACCAAAAGAAATTTCAGCAATTGACGTTCTTACTTTAATGATAAAGAATCTTATTGGAGATGTTAAAGGAAAAGAGGCTTATTGCTCATATTCAATTCCTGCACAAGCTATTGATGAAGAAAGATCTGTTACATATCACGAGAATGTTTTTGCAAGAATTTTAAAGAGTTTAGGTGTAAATTATACATCTGTTAATGAAGCTATGGCAATTATTTATTCTGAATGTGCTAAAGAGAAGTTTAGTGGCATGGCAATTAGTTTTGGCGCTGGTATGGCAAATGTAGCTATATCATATAAAGGAGTTGAAGCACTAACATTTTCAACTGCAAGATCTGGAGACTGGATTGATAAACAAGCTGCTGATTCTCTTGGAATGTTGCCAAATAGAGTTACTAGTGTTAAAGAAAAATATATGCAATTAAGTGGAGAAGTTGAAGTTCAAAATAAGAAAACTAAAAGAGTATTGGAAGCACTTTATTATTATCATAAAGCACTAATTGAATATACAGTAAAGAAAATAATTAAAGAGTTTGACGAAAAAGTTGATGTTGAAATTAGTGATGCTATTCCTATTGTAGTTTCTGGCGGGACTAGCATGCCCAAAGGATTTGTTGAAATGTTCAAGGATGTTATCTCTGGTTATGAACTTCCGTTTGAAATTTCTGAGGTTAGAAGAGCGCAAAATCCATTAACTGCAGTAGCAAATGGATTACTAATCAGAACCATTTCAGATGTCAAGGGAATGGGCAAGTAGTTCTTTAAAAAAAATTAGAACAAAATATAAATTTGAATCTACTTACTTAAGTTGATTTTTAAATTCTAAATATGGAGGAATCTCATATGGATCGCGACGTACTACAAGTTTTTACAGCTGCTTTTATTTCAGAATTAGATATGGAAAAGAGCAGAAAGGTTGATTTGTTAGAGTATGTTTCAGTAGCTGGTAAAGACGAGTTACTATATTATCTAGCCACTGGTAATATTGCTACTGGTTTTATTCAAGAATCTGAATTGCTTTCAAGAACAGAAACTGTTGTTGAAGGATTGATTGTAGAGGCTCTTGGTGATAAAGTTGGAAAAGTTGTTTCAAATGTTAAAAGAGGACTACAAGGATTAAAGACTGGGTATGCTTATGAACCAGTAGGAAAAGCACAAAAAGTAGGTTTGGCTTTAAGAACTGCCAAAGAAAAAGTGAAAGGAGCTCCTGCCGCTACAGTTGCTGCTGCTAAAAAAGGGTACGCTGCTGGTAAAGAAGGTGTTAAAACAGGAGCTGCAGCTGTTGGTAAATTTGCTGGAGAACATAAGAAAGGTATTGGTATTGCTCTAGCTATTGCTGCTGCTACAGCTGCTTCTTATGCTGCTTACAAAAGATTCTTCTCAAAGGCTGCAAAAGAATGTAAGGGTGCTGCCGATAGAGCTGCTTGTATTAAAGGATTCAAAAAGAAAGCTGCTCTTGCCAAAGCTGCTGCATTACAAGCAGGAATGTCAAAATGTGCAAGTTCAAACAATCCTGAAAAATGCAAAGCTTCTCTTGCAAAGAAAGTTGCAAAAGCAAAAGCAGAAGCTGCTTCAATTGGTTAATTTTAAATCTTTGATGAGTGGCGGGATTAATTCTCGCCACTCTGATAATCTGTGAGTGGTTTGGAGGATATCTTCAATGAAGAAAGTTACTTATAAAAAAGGTTTTTTACTTGATGAAATGAGTGAGATGTATGAAGATTTTAGAAAAATGAGACTTGAAAGAAAAATTGATAAAATATTAGATTCTCTTTCAGAAACAAGTTTTATTGAAGACAACCCTCCGGATGAAGGTAAGGAAAATTTAACTGTATCAGCAAGACCATATGAAAATCCAGAGCAACATAAGTTTGGTGTTTCAAATGAACAAACATTTCCTGGATTTATTGAAGATGAATTAACTGATGATAATGGAATAGTTGATTTAAAAGATGAATATGAAGATGAAAATGAAGAATGGGAAGATTCAGAATATGATGATGGTCCAGCGGAAGAACAAAATGATCAGAAAGAAGAAAATGAAATAAATCATGTTCCTAATCAAAAAGCAGATGAATTATATGATGATATTAGAGATGAAATGCTTGGAGAAATGATTGATAATCTTCTTGAACAAAACGAACCAGAAGCCCCTGAACAAAATGCTTCTTCAGAACCACCACCAGAAGCGGAACCACCTGAAAATGCTACTGATGATACAGAACAAAAGGTTCTAGATGTTGATTCAGCCGTGAAATCAAAAGTTGGAGAAATGGTTGATAATCTATTAGATGAAGGCCTTCAAGGTCCTGGTGGAAAATTTGGTTTTATGGGAGAAGATGGCCATAAAGGTTATATGGGCGAAGATTCAAACGCTGACGAATAACAATGAAATCTGAAAGGAATTGTAAATGCTACCTCAGAGAATGCAGAAATCTAATAGAGGAATATGGGTAGATGATGTAGTTCAAAAAGATTTTAAACTTCCTAGTTCAACCGTAATGCGAGAAATGGGATTAACAATGCAAGGAGTTAATTTTGTTAACACCATTGACGAACTTCGTAATACCCCCCCAAATATTATTATTGCAGAAGCTAGACGTGATTTTTCGTTTATTCAAAATTACTTCAAAAAACAAAGTGTAAAGAAAAATGTTAAATACGTTATGGGTCTTGGAGTATATCAACAGCTAGCAGTAATAAATGGTAAGAAACTTTTAAGACCAGCTTCTGTTAAATTTAAAAATTTTTATAGACCATATATTGGTCAGGATTTAACTGATAAATCAATTCTAGTTTTTAGAACTGGTGGTATTGGTGATCTATTATTTATTCAACCAAATCTTATTTATCTAAAAGAAAAATATCCTACATGTTATATCAAATTTGCATGTGGTCCGCAATATCAATCAATGGTTAACACTTGGGAATGTGTGGATGAAGTGTTAGATTTACCATTCGCATTTAGTGCTTTGATTGATTCTGACTATCATGTTTTATTTGAAGGTGTAATTGAAAGATGTAAAGAAGCCGAGACTGTTAATGCTTTAAGATTATTTAGTAAATGGATGGGATTGAATATACCTGATGAAAAATTAGTTCCGAAACAAGATCCTGATGAAGATTTAATTATAAAATGTAAAGAAGTTCTATCTAAATGGAATATTGAAGATGGTTCATTTATTTTGATGCAATTAAGAGCTAGTTCTCCAATAAGAACCCCAAGGCACGAATTTTGGGAACAAATAATAAATGAACTAAATAGAAGAGGTTATAAAGTAATTTTAACTGATAATCCTAGACAAAAAGATAAAGTTACAGAGTTTATTAAATTATTAGAAAAACCAGAAATGGTTTATAATTTTTGTCAGTATTCAGAAAGTATTGCTCATTCTATTGCATTAACTAAATTAGCTAAAGCTGTTATTGCTACTGATTCTGCTATGAATCATATTGCAGCTTCTTTAGATATTCCATGCTTTGGAATCTATGGTCCATTTCCGGGAGAAATTAGACTTTCAACATATCCTAAAGCATCTTGGGTTGACGCAAAAAGACATTGTTCTCCTTGTTTTATTCATAGTCCTAAACCATGTCAATATGCTTCATTTGATGGATATAGTCCATGTTATGATGAACTTATAAATACTAAAGAAAAACTAATAAGCTTAGTAGATAAATTTGAGGATCTTATAAAATGATAAAGGTTTTTGTTACTGTCAGAAATCGTCTGGCAATGACTCAAAAATGTTTAAAAGCTTTACGATTACATACAAAAACTCCATATCAATTATACGTTTATAATAATCAAACTAATTATTTAATTGATGAACATTTTGCTTATTTTATGAAGATGTATCGTCAAGGGTATATAAGTCAAATAGTATTCAATACAGATGCATCGACTTATAATGCATTTAGTAAAGCTGCAGCATGTAATCAATTTGGATTGTGGCATGAACAAGATCCATTAAAAGATAACTATGATTTTTTGGTTATTATGGATAATGATATAATTGTTACTCCAGATTGGGATGTAAAAGTTCATGCTGCATGGAAACATGTTAAGAAAAATAAGTTACATAATATTAAAGTTATAGGACAACTTCCAGGAGGAATTAAGAATACAGAAGAATATACAGTTATTGATGAAAAAATTGAAGCGAAATCTGGAAGACTTGGTGGTTCAGGATTTTGGACTGTTAGACCAAACTTTTTTTCAGAAGTAGGAGTATTAGATTTAAAACAGTTGGTTGGGCAGAATAAAAAACATGATCAATTATATTGGCACAAGTTAGGAAAATCAACTGGTGGAAAACCATATATTATGGGATTAAAAACAAAACTTGCAATACATTGTGGTAGATTTGCAGGTTCGGTTTGTAATAAGTTAACTCAAAATAGAAATAAGGCGGATAAAGAAAAACTCATTTGTTTTGAAGAAAGTGAAGAGCATATTTCAAATTTAACTTTTGAAGAGTTCTATAAAATGATTAAAGATGATAAACATTTGCTTAATGATTGGTGATTATGGAAAAAGCAATCTTAATGGGTCCTTTTGTTGGGGAATTTTTTTGGGAATTTTTTAGATTCGCCCCTATTCTTCCATACCTTCAAAAAGTTAAATACCCAAAAAAAGATATTAAATATATTGTATTAACTAGAGAAGAAAGATTTGATATTTATGGTAAAAAAGCTAGTATATTTGTTCCGTTAAGAATTGAAGATGATTATAAGAGTAGGCAACCAGAATGTTTTAGATTGATGAATTATCCTGTTGAAGAATATCAAAAATTAACTAGAGATTTTAGATCAAAATATGAAAAAAGATTTGATATATTAGATCATTATGTTCCTAATATTTCTAAGGGTTATTTTGTAAATAAAAATCAATTTCCAAATAAACAAATGGTTTATGAATATGAACCACGAGATGAAAACTATTTATTAATGAATGATTATTTACCAAAGGATAAACCATTAGTTGTTTTAGCTGCTAGATTAAGAAAAGGATTTAAAAGAAATTGGCCTTATTGGAAAGAATTTTATGATCTTTTATGGGAGAATGAAACTTTAAAGAAAGATTTTAATTTTATTGTTTGTGGTAAACCAGGAGAATATATTCCTGATGAACGTGATAGATTTTATGATATGAATAAAATTACTCCTAGAAACTATTCTTCTATTGTAGGATTATTAATGGTAGTAATAAAAAATGCATTTTTTACATTTGGATCACAAAGTGCAATTCCTAATATATCATTATTATTTGGAGTTGAAGCTTTAGAATTTGGCAACGAAAAACAATATCATACTAAAACTTATAATATAAAAGGAACTCCTGTAACATTTTTAGATAGTCAAAATTTCGATATAGAACCAAAACTAGTTCTTGCTCATTTAGAGAATTTACTTTATGAGAAGATAAGGAGAGAATATGGAAAGAAGCAACAACGCGTGGCTTGAGAGTAACAAGAAAAAAATTGAAGAAATTCAAAAAAGAATACAAGAGATGACATTTCAAGATTCAACTGCTGGTAGTATGGGAAGAAATTTGAATTTTATGGAAATTAATTGGTTATTTAATGGAGCTATTAGTGAAGTAACTAAACTACAAAAAGAGGTTGATAGACTTGAGCGGGAAGCTAAAAAGTGATGCATATTTGTTTGGTCCATTTATAGGAGAACTTTCTTGGGAGTTTTTTCGTTTTGCCGCTCATTCGATTTATTTAAAAAAACTAAGATCAAACATACTTACAATAGTTTTAACAAGACCTGAACGATTTGATTTCTATGGAAAATACGCTGATATTTTAGTTCCGTTGAGATTGAAATTAGCTCCTTATCATATTGAAGAATGTTTTAGAATAAGAAATTATCCAGAAGAAAATTATAAGATTATAGCTAATTCTTTCTATGATAAGTATAAACAAAAGTTTGATATTGTTGAACATTTCTATCCGGATATTGGATGGAGATATAATGTTAAATGGCAATATTCAAACAATATGATGTCTTATGATTTTAGACCAAGAGAAGGAAATAAATTTATAGTTGATTCATTAACAAAAGATCTAAAAAATATAATCTATTTTGATGGGGTTGAAAAAAGATCAGTGTCAAATTATCATTGTATTGATAGAACTACATTTAAATTTCAGGTTGAAAAGTTATTAAATAGCAATAGTTCTTATTATGGTTGTATTATTGAACTTTTAAGAAAATGTGATTTTGTTGTTGGTAATTTAAATAATGATATTAGTAAGTTAGCTTTATTATTGAAAATTCCTCTTATTGATTTGAATATATCTACTAGTGATCAAATTAGATTATTAAATCCATTTAAAACCTTAGTTATTCCAACTGAGAATATAGAAGAAGGAATTCATTTTTATGAAAATCATATTTGATTTAAGAGGGGTTGGTCTTGGTAATAATGGTGGGTCTTCTACTATAGTTAAGTCTGGTAATATACTACAAGAGAAAGGGTGTGAAGTAATATTTTTAGATAGTAGTTCTAATCGTCATACTTGGAATAAGTTAAATTGTCAGCATATCATAATGAAAGATGGAAGACAATATCTTCCTTCTGCTGATTTTATTATTGCAACTGGATATAAATCTGTTGCGCATACTTTGACTGCTCCTAAAGAATCTGGTATTAAATGTCATTGGATTCGTGGTTGGGAAACTTGGCAGATGCCAGAGGGAGAAATTGTTAAAAGAATTTTACATGTCCCAACTAGAAAATTTGTTAATAGTTTATGCTTACAAAATAAATTAAAACAATACGCAGTTGAATCTGTAATTGTTAGACCTGGTTATGATTCAGATGAGCTATACCCGTTTGAAAAATCTAATAGATGTCTTTATAACGAATTTGTTTTAGGTGGTTTAATAGCTTCAAAAAAACACGAAGAAACAAAAAGAACTAAATGGTTATTTGAAGTTAAAAAAGTATTGAAAGAAAAATATAAAAATATTAAACTATGGACTTTTGGTGCTAGAGAAATGCCTAGAGGATCTAGTTGGCATTTAAAAGAACCAACTCCTAAAATGAAAAATGAGTTTTATAATAGAGTAGATGTTTGGTTAGCTCCAACTATGTTAGAAGGGTTGCATATGCCTCCAGCAGAAGCTATGTTAACCGAATGCCCAGTTGTTGGAACTAATGCTGAAATGTCTGGTATGCAGGATTATTTAATTCATGAAAAAACTGGTTTAGTATCTGAAAATAATTTAGATAGTTTTATTCAAAATGTTGAAAGATTATATAAAGATAAAAATTTAAGACTTCAATTAGGAAAACACGCTAGATTCACAATTTTAGATACAGTTGGTTGTAGAAAAAAAGCAATGGGAGAATTTATTGATATATTAGGAAAGATGAAATGATTATTCATACTGTGGATGATATTCTTAATAAACTTGAGAATTGTATCCAATATAAGTTACCATTTTCACATATAAGATTTGGAGATGGTGGAATTAAATATTTACATGGAATTATATATAATGACAAAAGACAATTAAATGATATTGTCCCCAAGGAAGGATTACCAAAGGATCAAATAGTTGAAACAATGGAACTTTGGGCTTATTATGCAAGACAAGCTGATTTTATTGATACACCACAAGTTTATTTAAATGGAAAATTTTGGCCTCGTGTTAAAAGATTTGATAAACAAATAAGCGAACATACAAGACAAAGGCTTGAGATGTGGAAAGAACTTTATGACAGGGCGGAATTTTTTAACGATAATTATTGTAATCCTGAATCTAATTATTTAATGATTTTAAGAAGATTTGGTAAAAGAAATTTATTAGATGTTATGAAAGGAAGAAATGTTTGCTTTATTGCAGTAAGAAGAGAAATAATTAAGTTGATGAACCATTTTGGTTATGATACTAATATTAAAAGAGTAGTAGGACATAATCAAAATCAATATATTAACTCATTTAATGAAACTATTAAATATATAAAAAAATATGCTAGATATTATGATTTTTGGTTAGTCGCTGCTGGAGAGTTGGGAAGAATTTATTCTGGAGTTATAAAAGAAGAAGGCGGAAGAACAATTGATATAGGATATGTTATTGAACTTTGGTTACAAAAATATTTACATCCAAGACTTGAACCTTTTGTTAATTTTAGTTTATATTCTCCTTTAGAGTTAGTGTTAACTGAAGAGGGTAAAAAATATGAGGAATGGATATGACTCAAGCACAAATAATTTTTAATGAAAATAATGTTATTAAAAAATATGATGTTACAAATCCCAAAAATAAATATTCTACTTTTGAGAATGAGATTAAATGTTTAGAAAAGTTTTCTAAAGATAATGAATATTCTCCATTAATTTATGATATAAATTTATCTGAAAAAAGTTATGTAATGAAAAAGTATTCTAACTCTTTAGGAAATAAAAGGGAAATATTTGAAAATAATTTAAGAAGAGTTTTATTTACTTTATCTCCTGAAACTATAAAAAAACAATTAGATGAAATATATAAAGTTTTACAAACTAAAAAAATATATCATAGAGATATAAATCCTGGAAATATACTTTTTAGTGAGGAAGAAAAAAGTTTAAAACTTATAGATTTTTATTGGGCTACTTTTGATATTAATACTCAAATACCTTCTGGTGGATTAAATCCTATTTATGGTACTAATGACAAAGAAGCTATTGAAAAAATTAAAAACGAGATTGATAAGTTATATTCTAAGATAAATTTAGAAATATCTTTACTTAAAAAAACTATTAAAGAGTTTGGAAAAAAATATTATGATGGGTCAATGAGTAAAGTGGGAATGACATATCAAATGATAGATTTGCCTTATTTTAGAGATATTAAGTATCAACGAGATATTTCAAATGAGTTTAAAGAGATGGATGAATTAATTAATAACCCAATTTCATCAGTTATTGACATTGGATGTGCATCAGCGTATTCTTTATTTAATTTTTTAAGAAAATATAACTTAAAGGTAGCTATAGGTTATGAAGCAGATCCTTTATTATTCAATTTTTTAAATAATTTGAAAAATATTTTTAGACTTGATAGTGTTAAATTTATTAATGGTTTGAATACTGAAACTGAATTTGATAAAGTAGATTTAGTAATATGTATGAATGTTCATATGTGGTTATATAAACAATTTGGTAATAATGTTGATTTAATTATGAAAAAACTTATTGAAAATAGCAAAGAAATGTTTTTTCAAACAGCAGGTCTTGAAAGTAATGGAAAATTTTTAGTTAAAAAATTTACTTCAAAAGAAGTTATTAAAGAATATCTTAATTCATTAACAAATAAAAAAGTTTCTTTTATAAGAACAACTAATAAGCATGGTGGTTCTAGGCATCTTTTTAAGATAGGATAATTATGCAATTAGATATAACTATGACTTCGCTTCTAAGGCCAGAAGTTATTGAAGAAACTCTTTCTAGTTTAAAGAAAAACTTAAAGTTTAGTGGCGATATTAGATTATTTTTAAGTATAGATCCTATTGGTTCAAAGATCAAATCTAAAGAAATATATAAACTAGCTTCAAAATATTTTTTCACTATTCCAAAGTATAATATTGAAGCTTCATTTGAAAATGCAGTTTTATGGCTTTGGAACTCAGCAGAATCAAATTATTTTTTACATTGGGAAGATGACAAATTATTACTAAGAAAAGTAGATTTAGATTGGTGTATTGAACAATTAGAAAAAAGACCAGATGTTGCATCAATTAGTTTTCCTTCGCATAAAATTAAAGTTAAAGATAAAATTTTCTATTATGTTAAATGGCATTTAGATAAAGGATTGTTTATAACAGAAGATTATGGTTCTTGTTTTGGTACTAGACCACATCTTATAAGAAATAGTTTTATTAAGGGGTCGTTGAATTTTATTAATAATAAGAAAAATATAGAGAAACAATTTAGATATTCAAAAAAAGAATTTTGTAAGATGTTTTTATATCAATGGAAATTTAGTTTATACCCTCATTCTTCTATTTATCAAGATATTGGTAATGACTGGAAAAAGAAGATGAATTTGAAAAAATCTAGAGAAAAAGTTCATAAATATATAGTAGTTAGCGATGGAAAATTTGATTCGCATAATTATTAGGAGACTGAAATGAAAATCTTTTTAGATATTGGTTCACATCATGGTGAAACATTGGTGATTATCTGCCAGAAAAAATATGCGTTTGATAAAATTTATTGTTTCGAACCAATAAAAGAAAATCATTTAAAGTTAAGAAAAATTAAACGAGATGATAAAAAAATTGTATTAAATGAATATGGACTTTTTTCTGAGTCATGTAAGAAGATAATGTATAATCCTGGTAATGTTGGTTCTAGTATTTTTAAAGAGAAACTAGTTTCGCATCCTAACAATAGAACTGAAAGGTGTAAATTTATAAAAGCTTCTAATTGGTTTAAAGATAATTTAAGTACTTTAGATGAAATATATGCAAAAATTAATATAGAGGGAGCTGAAATAGAAGTTTTAAATGATTTATTAGATTCTGGAGAGTTTCATAAATTGAAAAAAGTTATTATAACATTTGATGTTCTTAAAATTCCAGGAAAAGAATATTTAAAAGAACAAATGCTAACTAGGTTTAAAAATGAGGGGATAACTAATTTTAGTGTTTTAAGAGATTTGAGAGATCAGTTTCAACACTTAAAAGAAACTGATAAAATGAATAAGGTTTATGATATCTGGCTGGGAATAAAATGAATTGGATTAAAGAAGATTTTGATATTGATAGTGATTCATTAGTTATAGCATTGACATCTTTAGTTTATAATCCAATTACAGGAGATATTAAACCAGGAAAATTTGAGTGGGGCAATCTCACTAATAATATTTCCGATACTTTTAAATTTAAAAAATTATTTGTTAAAGATAATGATTATGCGTGGTGGCAAACAAGGTTTGAAGGTTTAGATGGAATAGGTCCTCATGTAGTTTCTAAATTTCTTAAAAAAGAGATAATTAAAGCTAATGTTAAAAAAACTATGGTTATTGGTAGTTCTTTAGGCGGCTATGGTTCAATTTTATTTGGGTGTCTTTGTAATTTAGATTTAGTAGTTGCAATTGCCCCACAAACTTATTTAAGTAATTATAGATACAAGAAACATAGATTGAATGAAAAATTTAGAGGATTAAATATTAATAAAGAAGAAACTGATTTAAAAGTTATTTTAGAAAGATATAATAATAATTATACTAAATATAAAATTTATTACGGAGAACACAATGAATGTGATAAAAAATATGTAGAACGAATTTCGCATTTTAAAAATGTAGAACTTTATCCTTTAGATAGTTCTAATCATAAAGTAGTTAAAGAGATGAGAGATTCTGGATTAATAAAATCTATTATTTCAAATTTTTTGAATGGAGAACTAGTATGACCTGTAAAGAATTTGACTATGACTGTGAAGATTGTATTAATGCATGGGATTTATCTAGAGAATATTCTTGTAAAGAATCCCCGAAATGCATCCAGAGTATTGATCAGGTTCAAGTAGGAAATTATGTTGAAGCTAATCAAGGTAGTGAAAGATTCTGGGTTGTTGTTACAGATGTTTGTGAGTGTTTCATTATTGGAGTAGTAATTACAAATTTAAAACTACAACATCCATTTACAGTTGGTTCAAAGTTAAAAATAGGGTTACAACAAATTTATAATTTAAGAACGTAAATTATAAATTTAGAACAAAAAAATAAAAGGAGACAAAAGGTTTAAAAATGAGCAAAAAGTTGTATAGTTGTACTAGATGCGATAACGTTGAGACTTCAAAAGATAAACTTGACACATGCCCAAAATGTGGATCTAGAATGGAGGAGCTTGTTGGCATAACATTCACTGACGAAGCTCCAAGAGAAAAAATTAGATATGCTCATCAAACTTGAGTTTCTGGAAGCGAAGAAGGTTTCGGCCTGACTTCTTCGCTTCCCCACGATCATCTTTTTGGCTTTAGGCTATCAACAGCAATATCAAACTCGGCGCTGTTGATTAGTCCTCTCCTGTAGTACTCAAGAATCAGCTCTTCTCCCTTTTCCCGACTTTTGTTTATCAGGAGAGCCAAAAGGTTTTTGAGGTTGGTTGGAATCTGGCTGACACCGATTTTTTCGATGTCTAGCCACTTCCCAGATCCATTGTTGCTGTAACCATATCGGCCACATCCTGAAAACAATCCTCTTGCATTTCTGCTTTGTCTTGAAACTGGCATAAAAATCCTCCTTCCGTGAGATTTGTATTCAAGTATTAATATATATACTTTAGAACAAACTTATAATGAATATCGTTTGGAGACTTAACTAAATGTCAATTCCACAAAATCCTCAAACTATTGTTGTTAGAAATCAATTTTATCCGAAGGGATTAACTGAACAGCAAATTTGGGATTACTATCAAAGTGTTAAACATCCTCTATTAGATGAAACTAAATTAAAAGATCTAATGTTTTTTATTGCAGTTGAAGAGAATAAATTCATTGCTAAAAGAAAGGCAGGAGAAAGTTATATTAGATTAACTCCTCAAAACTACAATTCTATTATTACTGGAAGAACAGTTAGTATCCATTCTGCTATGCGCCAATATGAAGAGTTCGGAATAATTGATATTGACGTAGACCCAACTGATGGTTTCAGATGGGCAAAGAAAGTTACATTAGATACTTATGATTATATAATGGATAAAGTTCCTGTTGTTAAGAAGGTATCAATACGATTTACAGGTAAGACATCGTTTCACATCGTCTGTGACTTTGAAAGAAAGATGAAGGTTGACACAATAAGGCACTTATTAGAAACCTTCCTAAGAAGCTCTCCGCTCGTTAGAGCCTATACTGTATCAGGAAAGCGAACACCTGGGGTTCCAAATTTAGATTTGCATCCAAATAAGATTAGAGGGAATTATATAAGTTTATATTCACTATCAATATTGGGATTGCGCTGTATGGATATTCCATATAGAGACTTACTTAAATTTGATCCAAGAATGGCTAGAATATAACGGAGGTTTAAATGCAATTTGTTAAAGGGTTTCTTGTCGGATTGGGAGTTAGTTTAGTTGTATTTGCTGGTGGTGTTTTATATATACTTTGGCCGATGTTGAATGTCTGGTTTTCACGAAGTATTAATTAGGAGACTTGAATGATAAACTACGCTTTAGAATGGAAGAAGAAACTGAATTTACAACAAGTATCATATGAAGAATTTGTAACTGAATACCCGACTGCATCAGGAATTTTTATTGAAAAGATTGATAGTATGTTGGGATTATTAATTTATGATAGACATAGTTTAAAGTTTCAATCTACTACAGGACATTACTTTGATGAATTGCCTGTTTTGAATGAATATAAAACTTTCTTTGAAAAAAATGATATTAAACAAGCATTAATTCCTGGTGAGATGGTAGCCGTCAAAAATAATACTATCTTGCCATTTAATGATGCACAAAGTATTATTAAAAAATCTTATCTAGAACAAAATAAACCTTTAGTATATCATTATCCTTATGATATTGTTTCTATTAATGATAACTCTTATGATTTCAAAAAGGCATCCGCTTTTATTCAAAAGAATTTCAAAAATATGTCTGAACATATACGAACATTAAAGACAATACAAGGCGGGATTGATGATTTTAGATTGTTGTATAGTTTAGTTTCAAATCAAACTGGTTTTGATGGAGTTGTCGCTAGAGAAATTAACGGAAAAAATTATAAGGTTAAATTCACAGGAACAGTTGATTTAGTAGTAACAGGTGGTGGAAAAGAGGGGCTCCCTGCTTGGAAGAAAGGGCAAGTTTCATATTTAACAACTGCATTTCTAGATAGAAATGGATTATATAGGACTTCATCAAAAATTGGAACTGGATTTACACAAGAGAAAAGAATCTATTTTTATAACTATTTAAATGAAAACGCTTTGTATAAAAAAGATGGTGAAATATGTGTTAAACCAAAATTAGTTATAGAAGTTAAGTTTTTTAGATATAGAATTACTCCAACTACTTTACTTACATTTGAAGGAAATAAATATGAACATAAAGGAATGCATAAATCTATAACATTTTCACACCCATCATTTGAAAGATTAAGATTAGATAAAGAAGTAAATAAATATGATGTTAGATTAGAGCAGATTCCTGAATGGGAGTATTAATGAATATTAAAAATGTAAAACATATAAATAAACTTAAAAAACTAGGTTACCCATTAAATGAAATGCTTATAGTAGGGTCAGGAACAATGGCCCTTTATGGACTTAAAGAAAATAATGATATTGATTTATGGGTAACAAAAAAAGTTTATGATAACATGCTTAAAGATTCTAGATTTTCTCCGAATGGAAAAATGCTGGAAACAAAGGATGGTTTGATAGAAGCAGATCATAGATTTGTGTGTGTTAAAGATAAAGTTGAAGATCATCTTAAAAGATCTAAAGTTGTTAATGGGTTTCATTTTCAATCATTACAGGATGTTTTAGAATGGAAACAATGTATGAAACGTCCTAAAGATATTAATGATATTAAAGTAATTGAAAACTATATGAAGAAAAATTTAGTAGAGATTTATTTAAGACAATTGGAGGATTAAAATATGTCTAATGTTATTTTAGAAGTAAAACCAAATTTGGAGTTATTAAAAGCAGTTGAATCTCCATATAAAAATAGTATAATGGGTTATAAGAAAGATCCTCAAGATGAAAGAGATTTTTTATTTAAAGCTACAATGCCGGTAACAACAAAGACTCAAATGGAAAGTCTAATGTTGACATTACCAACTGCTATTGATTATTCAAATAATATGTCTGCTGTTAAAGATCAAGGACAATTGGGAAGCTGTGTTGCATTTGCAACTGTAGCTGTTAAAGAATGGCAAGAAATAAAAGAATATGGTTTAGAAATTGTATCAGCAAAAAAGAAACCTGCTATGGATACAAAGTTAGTTAAAGATTTATCTGAACAATGGGTATATTACAATTGTAAGAAAATTGATCCTTGGCCAAATGAAGAAGGAACTTCAATTCGTTATGCGATGAAAATTTTGCAACATCAGGGAGTTCCATTTGAAAAAGAATGGCCTTATAGTGCAACGACAATTGGCAAACCATCAAAGATGGCAGCTAGGATTGCAAAGTGGTTAAAAATTTCATCATATTGGAGAATCACAACTGGTTTAGAACTTAAAGCTGCATTAGCAAATTATGGTCCTATTCCCATTGGTATATTATGTTTTGAAGAAATATTCAATGTTGGTTCAAATGGAGTTGTAGCTGATCCTAAAAATTCTGGTCAAATTTATGGTGGCCATGCGATTTGTGCAGTTGGGTATGATGACTCAAGAAAAATGATTAAGTTTAAAAATAGTTGGTCTCAATCTTGGGGTGAAAAAGGATATGGTTATATTAGTTATAATTATATTGATAATCATATGTTAGATGCTTGGGTGTGTAAAGATATGAATTTACAAAAGGTTGCTAGAAAAGAACAAACCCCAAATATAGTTAAAGTAAAATCTGCTACAGAAAAATTAAAGTCATACATTAAGAGAGGACGAGTTATAAGATAATGGAATTTTGTGATCTTAAATGTATATATGCAGAATGGCCCGATAAAATTCAAGATGGATCAAAATCCTGCAGAACTTTTATCGGGCTCTACTGTAAGAAAAAGAAAAGAGTAGTTTATAAAAACGCTCCATGTAAAGATAAAGTAGAATTAAAAATTTGTAAAGAGGAGAGATAAAAATGATTAATATAGATGAGTATCTAATGTATTTACAAGAAGCTTCAAGATGGAAAAAAGAATTTCAAAAGGATAAATTAAGTGATACTAGCGTTAGAAAAATTCAAAAAGCAGGACTTGTTAAACCTGCTAGACAATGGGTTGCTGGAGTTGAAAAGGGAACTCAAAATAAATTAAAGAAAATGGGTGCTAAAGTTCAACATAAACCAGATGTTGCAGCCTCAAGACAGCCAGGATTTCAAGCTCATGGAGTAAAAGCTGGTGAAACAATGAGAAATCCATTAGGAGCTCATGCTAAGGTTCAACCTGGTGGAGGAAGAGGAAGAATCCATGTAGCTACTGGCTTAAAGAAAAAACAACAAGGTCTTGGAACAATTATAAAAAGGCATGAAGCTGATGAAGTATCATCTATGAAAAAATTTCAAAAGAAGCATGGTCAAGTTGCTCCACAAGGAGCGAATTTAAGTGTTTCAGGAGGGCATGCTTCTGATGAAGTTTTGAGAAAAGAAAAAGAATTAACTAAATATGGAAAGAAAATGTATGGTAAAAAACTTGGTCTTAAACCTTTAGAAAAAGCTAGAAAAGATAGCGGAGAAGATGAACATATTTCTAGTCAAACAAAAAGAAGCATTAAAAAACGAGAAGGCGAAATCATGAAACAATCAACCGCAGCTAATAAAGAACAAATCAAATCAATAAAAGGCATGTCAGATGAACAAAAGAAAGACCTTCATAAAAATGTTAAAACTCTGAAACCTGCATTTAAAGGAGAAAAAAATAGATATAAACTTATGAAAAGATCAATTGAAAAGTATGCACCAGTTAAAAAAGAAAGCTTGTTTTTATTAGACGTTGAATGATATGCGAAGATTTTGGCTCTTTAGATCAAACTTAAAAACTTTAGAATATTATCATGATCCATTCTATCATGATTTAAAGAATTTTAAAGAGGGGTGTCATGATTTTTATATGTTACTTCCTTTGTGGTTATTAGAAAATGACTATTTTAATGAAGTAACAATTTGGAGACTATCTTCAATCCCATTAAATGACATTGTTTTTGATGTTAATGGAAAGAAATATATTCAAAGATGGGTAACGAATTTTATTCAGTGTATTGATTATGAATCTCCAGATATTTCATTTTTTAGAGGCGGTTTTAAAGAATATGATAATGTTACAAGAGAACGTCCTGGTTATTTTGGATTAAAATTATATTTAGGAGCAGGTAGAAGAATTACTAGTCAATGGGGAGGGGTGTACGATTATTATTTAATGGAAGATGAAAGAGATTTTCTTCCAATTAGTAAATATAATAATATTCCATTTTATAAGACTGCATCTCCTTCTATTTTTCATCAAATAAATAATGAAATGTTCTATAAAGAATGGGATATATGTTGGCCTTGCAACTTTGAACAAATCAGATATAAAGGGCAAGAATTATTCTTAAATACTATAGCTGATAGTGTAGGATTGAGAGATTTGAAAATAGTTCATTGTGGTAATAGAGAAGATGTTGCCAAAAAAATGTGTGAAGTAAAGAAAATTAAAAATATTCACTTTACTGGAAAAGTAACTAGAACAGAACTAAATATGTTTTTAAATAGAAGTAAATTCGGTTTGAATTTAAGTAATTTACAAGATGGATGCCCAAGAGTATCAACTGAAATATTAATGAGTGGAACTCCTTTGATTATCAATGAAGAAACAAGATTATTGAAATATTATAAACAAAAAGGAGTTGTAGAAGTTAACCAAAAAAATATAGAAGAAAAAATAAAACTTGCATTATTTAATTATGATACTTTAAAAAAGGAAGTTGAAGTTGCAATTCAAAATGAACTTTCATTTGAAAATACTTGTAAAAAAAATATTGAATTATGGGAAAAAATAGGGGTGGCCCGATAAGAAGGCTCCCTATTTTTTAATACTATTCTTTAATGAAGTTACCAATATCTTTTGGTAATTCATTAGCAATCTCTTTTATGCTCTCTAAACCAATCCATCCTGCAATTTTTGAAATTGGTTTAAAGATAAAACCTAAACCTGTTTCGACTATATTACCTAGAGGAGATCTTACTTTCAAATCAACTTCATTAATAATTGATAGTAGATATCTATTGTTGTTAATCAATGCTACAACTTCATTATATCTGAGAGGTCTTCCATCTAATAAAACTATATCATCTTCCTCTCTTATTTTTTCTAATTCTTCTATTCGTGATTCAATCTGTAATATTTCATTTTTTGTTGATCTTTTCTTCTTTTGATGGATTTGATCAAGTTCGTCTCTTAATTTTATTATTTCATTGTGGGCATCTATTTTTTTATTATAAGTTTCTTCATTTTGTCTTTTGATAGCTCTGAATGTTTTAATAAGAGTCCCATAATTTTCAGCAATAAATTCTAATTTATTTTCTTGTATTCTAGAATTACTTTCGCTCCAAAATTCCTTACCGATTCCCATTTTGTTTTACCTTTCTAAAAAAATGGGAAGATTGAAACCTTCCCATTTTCCCCTCGTGATTGAGGGATGTTACACCTGGTCGCCGGAGGTGGTGCTGTCGCTGGATTCGCTGTCGCCGCTCAGAAGGGCGTATGCGATGCCGCCGATGATGGCGAGGGTTGCCACCGTTCCTGTCACCAACCATTTGTGGCGGCTGAAGAAACCGGGATTGGACTCGGGCTCCGTCTTCTGGGCTTCGGTGTTCTCTTTAACTTCGGGCATTTGAACTTCCTCCTGCTTGGTCTGTTCGACCGGTTTGAGTTGAACTACATTTTCTTTAGTTTTCTCGATCTTCTCGCGGCGGGTAGGCCGCTTCGCCTGCTTGGGCATGCATCCTCCTTATATGTAAGTAAATTAGCACGAATTATCATCTATCAGATATTAATATATATAGAATCTATGATTTTAAAAATGAGATTTTAACCTTGAAATTTGGAACAAAATATAAATTTGAAAGGAGACTTTTAGAATGAGTCCTTGTGGTGAATGTGGTGTAGAGTGTAGTTGTGATGAAGAAGTGACTAGTGTAAAACCAGATTTAGTTATTTTATTTAGTGGTGGTGCTGATAGTGTTCTATTGCATCTATTGGCACGAGATATGGGAAAAACCCCCTTATTTGTTTTAATTGATTATCAACAGTTACATAGAGAAGAATTAGAGTATGCACAAAGATATATAAAGAAACAATGCCTTCCTTATCGTATTGTAATGTTGCACAATTTGGGAATTACTAGTGGGTTAACCGGCAGCGGGGCCAAGGGAAGATTTGAAGGCGTACATACAATGCATGTTCCTTCTAGAAATCTAATGTTTATTTCAATTGCAGCTTCTATTGCTGAAGATCTAGATATTGATACTATTTGGCATGGAGCAGACTGGTCAGATTACTTAAATGAATTTCCAGATTGTAAACAAGAATGGTTTGGTCGTGTTAATAAGGTATTACAAATTAATGGACCAAAACCAATTAAATTAGAAGCTCCTCTATGTGGTTTATCAAAAGAAAATATTATGACTTTATTAAAACAAGCTGAAGTTGAAATTGACGAAATTTTCAGTGGTTATGGTTCTTTATGACATTTAATGAATATCAGAAAAAAATTGCAGTAACAGATAGATCAGGGGATGCTCAACGATTGCTTGGACATCCCATCAATTATTATATGTATGGTTTAGTTGGAGAGATGGGTGAAGTATTTGAGAAGACTAAAAAATTATTTAGAGATCATGAAGGAGTTCCCGACGAAGTTTTCAAAACAGAAATTACAAAAGAGCTCGGGGACGTTCTTTGGTATCTTACTAGATATGCTAGCTTTTTTGATATTAACCTTAATGATGTGGCTATCGGCAATCTTCAAAAACTTTTGAAGCGTCTTAAAGAAGGAAAAATACATGGGAGTGGTGATAACAGATGAATAAAAATGAATCTTTATTGAAATGGGATAAATATTTTTTTAATATTGCTTCTGCTGTTGGTAAGAACAGTAGTTGCTTATCAAGACAAATTGGTTGTTTATTAGTTAAAGATAAGACAATTATTTGTGAAGGATATAATGGCCCTCCTAGAGGAGTTCCTCATTGTGGAGAAAGATATGTTATTGATCCAGAAATGAGAGCTTATTTGGAATCGAAACATATTAATCCAGATGATAAAAATAATCAAAAAAGATGTCCTAGATATGTTATGGGTTATAAATCAGGACAAGGACTTCAATGGTGTGTTGCAGGTCATGCTGAAAGAAATGCATTGATTAATGCAGCTAGAATGGGTATTAAAACAAAAAGATGTATTCTTTATATGGATTGTGGTGTTCCATGCACTCCTTGTTTGGTTGAGATTATTAATGCAGGTATTAAAGAAATTGTTATTACAGAATTCAAATTTTATGATGTATCTGGCAGATATCTGTTACAAAATAGTGATTTGAAATTTAGAATATATTCTCATTTGTGCGATCACAAAGACCAAGTTGGTGTTTGTGAATATTGTGGAATAGAACTATAGAAAGGAAACAATAATGGCAAACTTTGAAAAAGATGAAGATTTAATAGATCTTTCTCAACCAGATCCTATTCCTGTAAATATTTTTACTAGAAATAAAGAACAGGAATCACAACTTGGTAAAGCAGTAGCTGCTAGATTTGATAGTGGCAAACCAAGATATGATTTAATTCCTCCCTATGCATTACATGAGATTGTATTAGTTTATACTTATGGATGTCATAAATATGATCCAGATAATTGGTGGAAAGGGATGCAGTGGAGAAAAGTTATTGGGCCAATGTTGAGACATATATTTAAATGGATGCGTGGAGAAAAATATGATCCTGAAAGTGGGTTGCATCATTTAGCACATGCAGCATGGAATGCTATTGCATTATTCTGTTATCAAGTTAAAGGACTTGGTGATGATGATAGACAACCACATTCTATGGATTTAGTTAATAGCGAAGATCTAAATTCAATAAAAGAAATAAGAAAGAAACTATATAATGAAGACCACCTACCAGTTCGATAAAAGAATTCTTGCAATTGGTGGAGCAGTAATAAAAACTGCAAGAGAAGAATTACGAAAAGTTATAGAACAAAATAAAGTTGAAATGTTGATTCATAATGGTGGGTCTATCTTTCATGATTTTCAATTAACAATGGATGATTGTGGAGGGAGAACTTCATATCCATTAGATGATTTATTGGAAAGTTATCAATGTAATGCGCCAGCAAGTAGAATGGTGTTAGAATGGTTAATTAAATATCCAGCTCCGGAAGGATCAATAACTAGATTATGTGAGAATAAAGGAATTAGTGTTTTATTATTTACTGGTCTTGCTTGTGATTTTTGGCAAATGTTTGGCGATCAACATAATTGGAGAGATTTAGCTACATGTTCATATTTTGGTTATAAAGAATTAGTATCTCGTTTTAGGAGACCATTTCATTATGTATGTATGGGTTCAGCAGTTATACATCCTGAAGTGTTTATTAAAGCATTAGCTGAAAGTCATCAAACAGAATTTAAAGCTGATGTAGTTGACTTTTTGGATATGTATAGACCAAGAACTAGAGTAGCAAAATATGGGCATTATTATCAAATGTCTCATAAGATGTATTTGGAAACATGGCTACAAATGGGAGGTTCTAATGAAAGTTAAACAAGTTATTGAAATTATGGCAGAAAGTTATCTTGAAGAACAAAATATTATGGGCAGATTCCCTGATGCAATTTGGATTAAACTTGATGAAAATAGAACAAAATTCTATATAAATAAAGATAAGGAAAGAGATGTTGAAATGTTTTTGCAGGAAATGAAAAAATTTTATGGCAAACAAAAGTAGTGTTTGTATTCATTCACCAATATATCCGCCAAAATGGGAATCGTTTAGAGGAGTCAATGAAATGAGTAGAAAAATCATAGGAGAAGCAGAAATGAACGAAAGTGTAAACATGGGCAATGAAGCGAATGATGGAATGACTAGAGATGATAGCACAACAGCAACAAGATTGCTTGATAAAAATTGGAGTCCTTTGATTGTTAGAAAATATCAAATGGAAGGGTGGCCTCTTTTTATTTCATTGATCTGTGATGCAAATTTAAATGATCTAGATCAAGTGGTTTATAAGATTCATGAAGAAGCTGTTAAAAATGGTTTCGTTGACGGAAAGATTCAAAGTGCAAGAAACTATTGTGGATTTATGAGTGATGAAATTAAGAAACATTATGATCAAGTTAAGAAAGGTTGTGTAGAAGGAGTTGCTATTCTTTGGTATGTTGATAAATGTTTTATTTCAAGTCTTTATGGGGACTTTATGGTTCATGCATCATGCAAGCAAGAATTGTTTGCAATTATCAATACTTTACCACATATTTAAATGGGAATAGTAGATAGTTTATTATCTGTTTTGATTTTAATTTTACCATTATTTGCTCTTATTCTTATTTTGGAAAGTGTAATAGGATTCATCAAAAAGATTTTGAAAGGATAAAATGAAAAATAGAGCTAGATGTAAAAAGTGTAATGATATTATAGAATCAAAATTTAGACACGATTTTGTTTCATGTAAATGTGGTGCAATATTTGTTGATGGCGGTCATGATTACTTTAGATATGGTGGGGATTTAGAATCTTTTGAACGTCTTGATGATAATGGTGATACTATAAATGAAATTCGAACCTCACAAATTCGAGAACCCAAAGAATAGATTTTACAAACCAGTATGTTTTCGTTGTGGTTTAATGAAATTGAATAATAAATTAACTGACTGGTGTGTTAAACAAGGTTGTAACCATGACGAACATCCAGAATATAAGCAGAAAGTGTTTGAATATACATCACCTAGTTATGAAAGGAAATAAGAATGGTTTATGTTTTTGATTTAGATGGAACAATTTGTACAAAGACAACTGATGGGGATTATCATTTAGCAAAACCATATAAAATGATGGTTGATATTATTAGGCATTTAGTAGAGGAAGGAAATAAAATTATTATTTATACGGCTAGAGGAATGTATTCAAAAACTGATAGAAGAGATTTTACTATTAAGCAATTGAATGATTGGGGAGTTCCTTATCATGAACTTCATTCTAAACCTGGTGGCGACGTATATATTGATGACTTGTCTATACACCCTGATGATTTTATTAAACAACAACTTTTTGAAATAAGAAAATTATACGATAGAAAGAATGAGGTATACCCATGATAGATTCAAGTGATGTGAAACAGACAAATCCTCACCCAAATATTTATATGAAAACTTGGGGATTTGAACAATGGTTAGAAAATAATGAAAAATATTGTATGAAACTTTTACATTGTGAAGATGGAAAATGGTCTTCGGAAGGAAAGTTTCATTATCATAAAACTAAAGACGAAACATTTTATATTGTCTCGGGTGAATTAAGAGTTGAAATGGAAATTGATGGAATAATTAGAAGATTCTCTTTATTAGAAGGAGATTCTTTTAGAGTTAAACCAGGTATGAGACATAGATTCTGTAGTGTTGGAGATAGTTGTGATTTTATAGAAGCATCTACTACTCATTCAGATAGTGATTCTTTTAGATGCTACTGGGATTTTGAAAGGAAGCGTTGGGTAGATGTCTGATCAATTGTATTTCTTGGACACTAAATATGGGTGTGGTGGTGTTATAATAAGAGATGATAAAGTTTATAAAACTTGTCCATTATATAAATGGATGATTGGAAAACCTTTTGGTGAAGTATTAAATAATTTAGTTAGAGCTAATGCTCTTAGAAAATATGAGGCGGCCGGTAGTACAGAGGAGGAAGAAGAAAATGGCGGACTTTTACCAAGCATACCAGAAAACAATGGGGCATGAAGGTGGTTATGCAAATGACCCAGATGATGTTGGTGGAGAAACGTACAAAGGAGTAGCTAGGAATTATCACCCAAACTGGTCTGGATGGTCTATAATTGATGCATCAAAAGGTAGCGATACTTTTGAAGAAGATTTAAAAAATAATGCTGAACTTCAAGATTCAGTTAAAAATTTCTATAAAGTTAATTTTTGGGATGTAAATCTTTTAGATAATTTTGTTAGTCAAAATATTGCTAATGAAATGTTTGATACTGGTGTTAATATGGGTGTAACTAGAGCTGCAAAGTTCCTTCAACGAGCCTTAAATTATTTGAATAAAAATTCTATATTATATGATGATCTAGTTGATGATGGAAAGATTGGAAAATTGACTTTAGGAGCTTTGGATATTATTATGAATATGGGGGATGAAAAAGTTCTTTATAAAATTTTGAATATTTTACAAGCAAATCATTATCTTGAATATATGACTAAATCTCCTAACCAAGAAAAATTTGCGAGAGGGTGGTTCTCAAGAGTTGACTTTCTCAAATAGATATTTAAAGCTTGGTGATATTGCTATAGTTCATTATAGAAAATCAGTTCAGAATGAAATGCAATATCATGGAAAAAGAGCTTTTGTTTATTTTGTTGCAAAGGGAAAAGGGCCAAAAAATGTTCTTGTTATTATTGATAATGTGAAGGTAGTAATACCAAGAGGAAATTTGAGGTAAAATATGTCAGATGCAAATCCAAAAAATAAATTAGTTAGAAGTGACTCATGGCAAGCAGTTAGAAAAAGTCTTTTAGGTCAATGGAAACAAAGACCTGAATGGTGCTGTGGTCAATTAAGAAGTTATTTAGGTTCAGTTTCAACAACGGATAATGATAAGATTCGCGTTGTTATGAATTATTTAACGGGAACAGGATTTAGAACTGGATTAATAAAACATCCGTGTATTTCAGCTATTAGACAATCAATGTCTGCTGAAATAAAAAGAAGGAAGGAACAAAAGAAATGGTAATGCCAAGTCAATGCCCGTTTTGTGGTAATGAGATTTCAGATTGCAGGCCACTTGGAGGGTGTGAAGTATGCAATCCACCCATTCCAGACTATTCAAGGTGTAAAATAACAGGAAATCCTTGTGGTACAGATACTTGGCAAATTGATCATCCTTGTCAATGTAAGAATTGCCAAAAGTATTTAAAGGAGAGTCATGTACACTTATAACGCAAAAATTGTAAAAGTAATTGATGGTGATACTATGGATGCCCTTGTTGATTTGGGCTTCAATATGACGATTAGAATTCGTTTGAGGGCGATGAATATAGATACTCCTGAGATATTTAAGCCAAATTCAGAAGGCGAAGCTCTTCATGCTGTGGCGGCTAAAAACAGAGCTATTGAGTTATTAAATGATAAAAATGTAGTTATTGTAACTTATAAAGACCCAAGTGCTTATAATAGATATTCATCTAAAATAACTATGCCGGACGGAAGAGATTTTTCTCAAGTAATGATACAAGAAGGATTTCAAAAGAAAAATGAATACTAAAAAAACTGTAGTGATTGTTAGCGGCCATTTTAATCCAGTTCATGCAGGGCATGTTAATCATTTATACGAAGCAAAAAAATTAGGGGATGAACTTATTGTAATTATAAATAATGACAAACAACAGTTATTGAAAAAAGGTAAAATTATAATGGGAGAAATTGAACGATATTCTGTTGTTGGGGCAATCAAATATGTAGATAAGGTAGTGTTTGCAGTTGATGAAGATCCATCGTGTTGTTTAACTATAGAGAAACTTGGAGAGGAATATAAAGACTGTAATCTTATCTTTGCAAACGGAGGTGACAGAAAAACAGAACACGATATTCCTGAGCGTGATATTTGTTTGAAGTATGGCATTAAAATGATGTTTGGAGTTGGCGGATATATCAAAACGTATTCAAGTACTGAAATAAATAAACGAAGAGGAGAAGAATAAATGGATAAAGAACAAATCAAAGCAAAAGTAGAGAAAGAAGCACAACAGCTAAAAGATGATTATGAAAAAGCTGCTAAAGATGCAGTTCCATTTTTTCAAAAAAATAAGAAAGCAGTTATTGTTACAGGAGTTGTTATTGTAGTAGTTGTTCTTGCATTAATCTTTATATTCTAACTAAAATAAAGTTACCATTATAATATTCAACAAAGCAAGGTTTATAAATAATACTTCCAGAATTAATATATTTGAAAAATGGGGTATTCACAATTTTTGGCATATGTGTATGCCCCATTATTAAACAGTCATAGTTACTTTCTCTGTAATGATTTACTGTATGTCTTTCAATATTAGATATAATGTTGTAAGTATAGTGATGGTATTTTGCATTATAATAAAAATTTCTTATATAATTTTTTAAATTTTTTTGTAGTTTTTTATCAGTAAAGTAATATAAGTGTTTTAGAATAGTATTTAAAAAAAATAAATAAGGAGCAAGTAAGGAATCATATTTGTCTCCATGGATTAAAGCTATCTTATATCCATTTAATTTAACTGTGTGTTCTTTTTCATAAATTTTATTATTAGGAAATATTTTTTTCATTATTTCATATTCTGGGTCATGATTCCCGCATATTATTTCAATTCTTTTTTTACTTCTTATAAAATTTATAATCCTTTCATACTTTTCGATAATAGTTTCTATATCACATTCCCAAGTGTCAATCAAATCTCCTAAAATATATATTTTTTCGTAATTGTTTTTTAATAGTTCTATTAATCCTTCTTCTAAATCAAAAAGATTACTTCCTAGATGAATATCAGATAAGAAAAGAATAGGCTTCATAAATTTTAATTAATTTATTTGTCTTTCTTTTCCTTTTTTGATTAATATGCGTATTATTTCTACTAACATCTCAGATAATAAAGTTGAAAAAAATATTTGAAGCATAAACCCTCCAAAAGGAAATGGGTGGAACTTTTACATTCCACCCATTTTCTTAATAAAAAATAAATCTAAAAATTTCTTTTACTGCTAAAATTATATTCTGGATCAGTCGTTTAAATACAAAACTGATCCAGCAGTAGGAGGGTCCGGAGCAATAAAATCCACGTTTACATTTTGAAATCCTTCTGCTAACAATGGAGATTCATTTCCTGCTTCGTCAATTGCTGTAATACCAAAATCATATTCTCCTTCAAAATCATTAACTTCTGGAATATCATTCAAAGCAACATTCATGAAACCTTCTGAATCTACTTCTGGTTTCCCTAAATTTACATTAAATTCTGCTGTTTCTTTATCTAGCATTTCTTCATTTTCTGATGGTGATGCATAAAGTTTGTAACTTACTACATCTACTGCTTCAGATGGTTTAAATTTTAATACAATCCTCATTATACCTCCTTGCTCTATTAAATATTACTGACTTATTGTCAGTTCATTATTTTGTTCTGAATGAATATAGGTTAATATATAGATAATATAGTTAATAAAAAACTAGTTTTGAACTAAAAAAATGGGAAGGAATCTAATGACTCCTTCCCATTCACACCTCAGAAAGCCATTCCGAGAGTGAACTACTTGATCTGGATCACAACCACGCGTCTGTCGAGTTTGGCGTCGGTTTTTGAAACCAATTCAGATTCGCCCTTGGAAAGAGTCGAAATCTTCTTGGCGTCGATGCCATTGTCGACCAAATAGGCCTTGACCGTGTTGGCTCTGCGCTCACCGAGTTTCAAATTGTAAGCATCGGAGCCGTGCCAATCGGTATGCCCATTGAGGCGAACTTCCACTCCAGGATTGGCCTTCAAGAAAGCAACCAGGTCTTTCATTTTGGCGACTTCAGCAGGCTTCATATCCTTCAGAGCGTATTTGTCGAAATCGAAATAAATGATGGTCTCCTTCAGGACTGGTTTTGCGACAGCGGGAGCAGGAGCAGGAGCAGCCTTAGCGACTGGAGCAGCTTCATAACAAGGAGCAGTAGCAATGACGTCGCTGCCGGCAATAGCAGGTTTGGTCATGGCCTTCTCCATTGAGGCGCAACCCGAGAAGGAAACGAGAGCAAAAATAAGAACGATAAAAAGTAAAGCTTTGTTTTTCATGTACAGTATTTCCTTTCACGATTTAGAGTTAGAATTTAGTTTGGCTTTCTGAGATTCAATATTTCACCAAATGTAATATCTTGTCTTAATACATTTTCAGGAATGTTAATATCTAGAACTGTTTCCATTTCCATAAGAAGTTCCATGGAATCCAATGAATCAATTTCAAGTTCTTTGAGTTTAGTTCTTTTTGTTACTTTTTTATTATATTTCTCCAATATCAATTTTTGTATTTCTTTAAACATTAATAACCTCTCTCAAGATTGAATAGAGTTGAATGAATCCTGAATAATCTGCTTCAAACCATCAAAACCAGCTTGAGCATCCAAAGTGATAACCGGCCATTCTTTTCCTTGTTTGACCTGCACTTTGAGAGGAGGATTCTTCTTCTTGTTTCTGGTTAAATAAACAAAATTTTTGTTCTTGAACTTAATAGAAGTGTTGTTTCCGTGAGTCACAGCTTTAACATCGCTGCTTAATGACTCACAGAAAGCAATAGTTTCAGCTTGAATTGCATCGGCGACAAGCTGATTTGCTTCAGCTGCGACTTGTTCCACAGCTTGTTGTTGGTCACCCTCTGCGACCTGTTGCCCTTCTGTTCCTTCAACCATTTCCTGCAAATTTTCTGTCATACTACTGTTCTCACTTTCGTCTGGATTGATCTCAACGAGATCTAGATTTTCTACATCAAAAATAATAACTGGTTTCTGAATAGATTTTTTCATATCTGTTTTAACAAAAATAGATCTACTTTCGTCATCTACAACTTCTACACCATCCTCTCTGATTATAAAATCCCGAATACCGTCAGTGATTCCAAGAATCCGACGATGTTCACCAGAATGTATGTAGTCATTTATTATTAAATATAGTTGATCTGTCTTTACCATGGAATAGCCTTCTTTCCAATTTTTCAATCCCATGGTATATGCAGCGTCTTTATATGATGCATATAAACATCCCGGATTAATAACTTTTATATGATCACCTAATTTTGGAGTTCTGTCTATTTTTATTTCTTCCATTTTCCTCTTCTTTTCTTATCCAATCTATCATATAGTCTGGCCAAATATCACTTGCTTTCACATGAGGTGGTTCAGGAAATAATGGAACAGGAATTCCTAATTCATCAACCTGTCCTAATGTAGCTAATATAATACTCATCCCATTAAAGTTTGTATTATGTTCTTTTTTCATAGATTAGTTTCCTTAAAAGATGGTAGGGCCGGAGGGGTTCGAACCCTCGACTTACTGATTAAAAGTCAGTTACTCTACCACTGAGTTACGACCCTATTAGTTAAAAAGGTTTTCATCTTCATTTGGTAACTCTTTAGTTTGAGCTTCTAAACAATCACACATTCCATTAATATCATTTCTATAATGCATACATTCATCTGGGTTTTTGGATTTAGCTTCAAACCAATGACATTTCTTTCTTTCGCTTGCCATTTTTCCATTGCAGTGCGAACTCAGATGATCTGATCGACACAGATTGACAAGCAATTTCCCTCCCTTAATCTAAAATTGGAGGCGGCAGAGGGATTCGAACCCACGTTGGCGATTTTGCAGACCGCTCCCTAGCCTCTTGGGTATGCCGCCGTTAAATATTTTTTCCTATTAATATAGTTATTAGAAATACAGTAGGAATTATTAATGTTATTGCTAATCCTAAATCAGGTTTACTATTATCATATTTTTGTTTTGGAATGCACCAATATCTACAGCATGGTTTTACTAAACATTTTTTACAGGGATCACTAAATGGAGTCATTTTTTCACGGTGAAAGTGTCGAAACGGGATTGAAAAGCATTTTGTGCTCAAGTATGAGCTTGCTCCAAGATTCCGTTTCGACACTGGGGCTCGAAGCCCTATTTTGTATTTTGTTCTTCTTTTGCTTTGGAATAATCAACACGCTTTTGATAGATTCCCTCTAATTCTCTTGAGAGTGCCGTCTTAATCTTTTGAAGATCACCTAAGCGCATAACTACATCATCAAGCTGTCCATCGCTTAATTGATGCTTGATAATTTCCTCAATTAAATCACTAGGTGATATTTTCTTTCCAGCTTGAACGTCAGATCTTGTTCTTGCTTCTAAATGATCACATATTAATAAGATCATTGCTTCAACTGTTTTTGGTTTGCTTCCCCTATATCGGAAAGAATCTTCATTTTTTGAACCAGCTTTATCAAAGAAATATTTTGTTATTGTTGTTCCATGATGTTGTGTAGCAATTTCAATAATTTCTCTTGGAAATAATGGATCATTCAATAATATTAAAGATGTATCTGAAACGTGTCTTGTTATAATTTGATAACTTATTTTTGGGTCCAACTTATCATGAGGATTTTCATCATCTAGCTGATTTTCTGTAAAATATGTTGGATTAAACATCTTACCAACATCATGATATAAAGCTGCAACTTTCATGAAGTCAACATCAAGGTTAAGAGCTAAACTAACACCCTCAATCATCGTTACTAGACTTTGAGAGTGTTTATATGTGCCAGGGCACACTTCTTTAAACCTTTGAGCTAAGGGATATGATGGATCTAATAACTGTTTTAAAATGTTTTTATCCTCGTGGCCATTATCTTCAGCCATATCATTTTTCCTAACTTTTTGAGTATCCGTTGTCTGCATTAAATCCATTCACCTTGAAATTTGTTCTTGATATTATCTTAAATGCTAAATTATCTTTTCCATCTTTTTCACATTCAGGACAATGTATAGCTTGTAAGGTTTTATCTTTACTAATCCTTTCAAATTTTTTACCACACATTTCACACTGAAACTCGTATATTGGCATTTAATCTCCTTGTGATGAGTCTATAAAGCATCCTCTATGCCCATGAGCAGATGATGATTTATGTTTTTCAACTTTATAAACCCCTGTTTGTGCAGGATATTTTTTTGGTGGAGGACTTGCTGACATAATAAATGGTAATATGATTAAAAGACATAACAAAATTTTAACTTTTTTCATTTGTTTGCTCCTTTAATGTATCCTCTGGAAATTTAAACCATAACATCCAAGGATTTCTGGCAATTTGTTTTGCTTCTTTCCATTTAAGTTGTGGTGGAATATTTCTAAGTTTTTCAACCTCGCATGAACCATATGGATAACTTTTAAGTTTTAAAAATTTAGCTTTTGCTAATAGAAGTAATGCTTTTCTAATTGCTTCTCTTTTTTTTCTGGGATACCATATCAATATAGCACCAATAGATTTGGTTTCGCCTATTCTCATATTAGAATTAATATGATTTACAGTCACCCACCAGTTTTGCATTTCTACACCATTAGTGGGGTGAACGACGGGATTCGAACCCGCGAATACTGGAGCCACAATCCAGCGTGTTAAGCCTCTTCACCACGTCCACCATAATGTTTCACTTTGTCCTCAAAAGTCATGAACCATTGTTTCCAAGAAGAATCATAAGCCATTTTAACTGCAACTGAATAAGATAAGTTTTTTGGAACATTCATAACTTTTTTATAAACACCTCTTGAATTTTCTGTTACTTCAAGAATACCACATTTTGTTAATATAGCTCTATAATTGTCTACAGTAGTTACACTTTTTTGTTTGAATACAAAAGCTTTTTCATTTATACCATAAATACTATATAGTAGATTTTTTCTAGCAAATTTTTTTCCTACTTCAATACTATCAATAAATTCTAAAAATCTGGTCCATATTTTTGTCTTTTCTTCATGTGGTATCATTCTGTTTGGTTTTTCTCTTGTTAGTTTTCTTCTTTTCATTTTTTAAAATGGTGGAACCGAGAGGAATTGAACCTCTGACGCCCGGCTCTTCAGACCGGCGCTCTACCTGCTGAGCTACAGTTCCACGTTATAGCTGTTTTTTCATTAACTCTAGTTTAGCAATTACTTCATCAATAATATTTTCAATTGGAACAGACATTTTAATTGCTCCGTCAATTGAACCATAATACATTTCCAGACATTGTATAAGAATTGTTTTAATCTTATGTTCATCTGGAGAATGTTTTAATTTACTATTTACATATAATGTTTCTAGGTCTTTTTCTTTATCTTCAAAATATTTTACTATTTGTTCTTCTTTCCATTCCCCACGTCTGATTGACTTTAACTGCTCACGATTTCTTTCTAGATCAATATCGTGCTCAGTTAATATTTGTTCTACTTCATTTAGAAGACGAACCACATGATATGCAAACTTAACGTCATACCCATATTTTTCATACATCCAGACTCTAGTTGAATTTTGGTCAGGATCTTTGGTTGTCATCTTATGGACTTGACTATATGCATATCCTTTGAATTTGTGCCAAGACCCTTTATGTAAGAATTCTTTTCTGTGCTCCCTCACATGCTCACCAATCTGAGTGGAGTGTAGAACACAGCGTCTAGGCACAAATAATGAGTCAATCATGTTTGGGTTGTTTTCCATACATAACTGAAAATATTTCACAATGTTATAAATTGTAAGGTCATATTTTTGATCATTTGAAGGATCTTTAATATGATGTTGCTGCCATTGATCAAATCTTTTATGTTGTCTCCCAAATCCCTGAATTTCTCCTGCAAGATGAGGAAAAACTATTTCTTTTGGAGGGATGCTAAAACCGTAGACATCCATATCTGAAGTATCAGCATATGCAACTGACCCCATCATCACTTCATATTGAACAGAATTCTTTATATGAGGTGGAGGAGTTACTAATTGCCGTTTCATCAAATAATCTACTATTGAACCCATGACTTCACCTATTCTGGTCTATTTGGAACTTCATCTAATCTTTCCCAAGGAAATACAATCCAGTTTTCTGTTTCTTTTACATAAAAAGTTGGTTTGATTACTGATCTTCGTTTATAGTATAAAGTGGCAGAAGCAAACCAGTCATATTTTTTTAAAGTTTTTCCTGTATCTGCAATATCATCTACAATCAATAATTCAGAAGGTATTTTTCTAAATAATGAATCTAAAGAACAAGATTCAATTAGTTCTAGTTCTAAATGGTGAGCTAAATGAACTGCAATTGGCCAACCACCTCTAGGAATTCCATAAATACATTTTAGATTAGGAAACCTTTCACTATTCTTAATCATTTCGACTAATTTATCCATGTAGACATCGAAATGAAGATAGCTTATGCGTTCCTTATTTCTACTGCCTGTTTCACCCACTCTTCACTCCTTAAAATATCTATTAGTCTATCACGATCATTTAGTTCAGGTTCATCGAGAACTCTATCGAATAATATTTTAAGAATAGCACCAACTAAATTTCCAGGTTTGATATTCAAAGTTTCCATAACATCATAACCTGAAATTTTTAAATCTTTAACAGAGAAAGCTCTTACAGGAGACTTCTTTGCATTATGAATCTTCAAGCAAATCTTTTTGATATGTTCTCTTTGATATTGTTCTTTTGCTAGATTTGCTCTTTTATCAGCTATTTTTAATTTCAACCAATCTTTCCAATTTACATCATGTTCTTCAAAAACTTTAAGCAATCTACGAATTGCTTTTCCAGTTGATAAAGAATCAAGAGATCTCATATGTATTTTAACAAGATTTTCTGCACGTTCAATCTCTTTATTTGTGAACTTATACTTAATAAAGATATTCTTGATCATTATAGAACCAATAACTTCGTGGTTAACAAAGTCATTATTTCCAGAAGCCCATGCAAGTGGTTTTCCAATATCATGAAAATATCCAATCAATCTTAAAATTGGATCCTTTGGTGATAATGCATCTCCGGTTAATTTGAAATGCTCATCCAAAGTTTCTGCATGATATTGTCCACCAGTATGCCCATACATATCTTCAAGCTCAGGAAACAAAATCTTTAAGAGTCCTGTGTTATATAATGCATCGAAGAAAATACTTGGTTTTCTATAAGTCATAACCTTCAGAAGCTCAATTCGTATTCTTTCAGGTGAGATCTTTTTAACAAGATATTTGTGGTCACTTATTGCGCTAAATGCGTCCTTATCGAGTCTGCCTTCGATTAAACAGGCAAACCGAGCTGCTCTGATCATTCGCAAATAGTCTTCCTTAATCCTTTCATTTGGGTCTCCAACAAATCTAACTAAACGATGATCTAAATCTATTCTCCCATTAAAAGGATCAATAATTTCTCCTGCATATGGGCATACTGCCATTGCATTGAATGTAAAATCTCTACGAGCTAGATCTTCATCAAGTGTTTCGCAGACAGATGTAATGCAATTCTGTCTTCCAGGAGAATAATTCTTATCGGATCTATAAGTAGAAACCTCAATATTATCAATAAGGGTTACAAGAAAGTTTGCCCCTACTGTCTTAACCTTTCTATCAGGAAAGATCTTTTCAAGAATATCTGGAGTTGCATCAGTAACAATATCATAATCTTTGGGGTCAGTATCCAGGAAATTATCCCGAACTGCTCCCCCACATAGATATGCCTTCCATCCACATTCGCATATCCTGCTTATAATTTGATCACTTACTTCTTCAAAGGTCATTTTTACACCATTAAGTTTTCTGGGTCAAAAGTTTGTATTGGAATATTAATTGGGTCTGATTGAGTAAAATCTTTAATATGAAAAAACCATCTTTCTATGTGTCCTTCTGAAGCACTAACTATAAGTTTATCCCCTCTAACTTCTCTGAGATATGCAGGGTTTCCTAATAATTTTTTCTTTGCTACTTTAAATGGACCATAGAATGTTCTAGTGTGTTCACATAATAGTGGAATATTTATTGTTTGACCAGGTTCAAAATTATGTTCCATCTTACACCATTAAATTTTCTGGATTAAATAAACAGATTTCAGGTTTCGAAGGTTCTTTTAATTCTACTAATAGATCATCTTTATGAAAAAACCATCCAGCACCAACTACTATTTTTTCTCCTTCTATTCTAGATATCTTTTGTATAGTTCCTAAATATTTCATTTTTTCAGGTTTTTTGCGTAAACCATATTTAACATCTGTTAGAGGGCATTCATAAGGAATAAATATTTTTTGACCTTTCTCTAATTCACTCAAATTTATTCGCCTTTCTTTTTTGAGGCCCAAGTAGTAAACCCCATATACGCCCCAATTACTGAGGCCATTGAAAAGAAAAACCATGTTACAGGTTCTTCTAAAAGCTTAATTCTAGATTCTGAAATTGGAGCAAATAGAAGTGCAGCCATTAACAAGATCATTGCTAATAAAGCAATCCCTGCCATTCTTCTTCTGCTACGCCATTTATATCTTTCAATTTCAGCTTCAGCTTTTGCTTCTAATAATTTAGCTCCATTTCCATTACCATTTTCATGAGGTTTTTCATCTGTTAATGAAGGCATAAGTATTTCTCCTAATATGGAGCGGGAGACGGGGGTCGAACCCGCGACAACTAGCTTGGCAAGCTAGCACTCTACCACTGAGTTACTCCCGCTTTAGATAATCTATCATATAAAACTAAATAAACTGCAGCAGCTAAATTTGTACAATGTCTGCTTGGTATTTTAACAAATCTATGACAATGCCTCAAAAATGTTTGTGGAACTCCACCATCTTCAGGACCAAATACATATACAGCTTTTTCAGGATGTACAAAATTAACTAGATTTTCAGAGTTGTCTCTAACCTCAACAGCAACAGGCGTTACATCTTTAGAAAATCTATTTAATGGATATTCATCATTGAAAATTAAAATATCCTTATAATCTTTCATCCTTTCTTCACGTGGCAATCTATATTTTCCTTTATCATTTTCTAATATAATTCTATTACCAGTAAATATAACAGCTTTTCCACCAAAGCATGAACATGCCCTAACTACACTTCCTAAATTATGTGCATATTTAGTATTATATAAAATTACAGATGGAGTCATATCTGAACTAAATAATTCTCCATCTTTTTTTACTTTTATCAAATCTCCAACTTCAAATTCACCAAGAGTAGTTTTCATTTATATGCAGCACATTTGTTGTATTTTTGAATGGAACTTGAAATTATTACTCCTAATACAGCAGGTATTGCTATTATACAAATAAAAATAAATGTTCCAATATTGAATAAATGATCTTCGCTTCTTTCTTTTGCAACTTTAAGGCTTAAAATTGCTATAATAAAACCAGTTATTAAATAAATTGCACATATCATTCCAGCAATACTCTTATCATATGTAGCTAAAGACAAATATGATAATCCTGGTATTATAGTTAAAAGACAAACAATCATACAGAAATTTTCTGTTTTGAAAAATAAGTTGAAAACTCTATCAAATTTTTTATAATCACTACATGATTCAGAACAACTAGCCTGAACTAAGCATTTATTACAAGGATTTTTTAGTCCCACCATCTTCTTATTTCCTTATTCATTATTGAAAAAAGTTCTTCGTAATCACTTTTAATAAGATCTTCCTCAGTTTGTGCTGCGTTATTAAAATCTATTTTTTGTTCTGGAGTCATTGGAGTATTGAACTTTCTGGAGTTCAGAAAATCTTCAACATCTTCTCTATATTTTTTATTATATAACTCATAAGCAATATTATGATAGTTATCTTTTATTAGTCTATCAAGAAGTTCAACACATCTTTTAATCTTTTTTGAATCTTCTGGCCCGTCTACTGAAACACCATTTAATCTAAAATATTTTTCCATCAATTCCAACTTAAATTTCAACATATTTAACAAGTAAGAATAATCCCATTGGTGATCAAGCCAAATAATTTTTCTCCACTTATAATAGTTTTTTATACCTGTTTCAATATTCCAAACTAGATTTTCTACAAACTTTACATTCTGATTCCAAAATTTAACAATTGCTTCGACTAACCAAGGTTCTTTTTCTTCTTCCATTTTTTTACCTGTTTGAAATTACTTCATTTATTTCTTGACTAGTCCATTGAAAATTTAATTCTCCATCAATTGATAAACAAAGAAAAATTACTGCTCCATCTCCAACAAAATCTAATGGTTGTTCAACTGTTTCAGCGATTTTTTCATTAGATAATTTATAACTACATAAAGTAACATCATTACATGATGCTTTAAGTTCAACAATATTTTGTTTTGTAGTTATAGTTGCACCACAATCTGGGCATATAATATCGGGAATCATTTCAACATTATCATTAAGAAAATCTAAAGCTTCTCTTTTTAACCCCATGTTTATTATTGGTATTGGAGTGTTTGGGGATATATTCTTTTCCATTTTTGATCTCCTTTTTTTACTTTGGAGCGGGTGATGGGATTTGAACCCACGACTTTCGACTTGGAAGGACGACACTCATACCACTGAGTTACACCCGCTTAGGCATATGTCTTTTTTGTGACCATACTGATAAATGTAAAAACAAAATAGTAAAACTAATAAACGGACCACCTATTATAACAACAAAATTATTGAACGCCTCAGATTTATGATTCCAAATTAAATTTGATATAGCAGTTAATAACCATGAAATCTGTAGAGCTTCTTTATTTATTTCATTGAAAATATTGCCTACATATATTAGAAATAAGACGAAACATATAATTGATGCAAATAAAGTAAATAATGCACACTTAATTGACTCATATTCTACAAATTTTTTTAAATCTCCACAGTTGTATGAACATGCTGGTTTCACTAAACAATATTTACATGGGTTTTTCATTATTCACACTTTGAGTGGTGGCACCAGGAAGGGTTGAACTTCCGACCACTCGATTATCGGTCGAGTGCTCTACCAACTGAGCTATGGCGCCACATTATTTTTCTGGATTTCCGCTTCCTCTCATTAACCATTTCGGAAGTCTAATTGTTATACCAAATATTTTCATTCCGTGAAGTTTGTGTTTTATATCATCAACTGGATCATCAATTATATTGAAAAAATCTGAAAATGCATGTTCAATACTTTTCTTTTCAAATAAAATTCCATAAGGAATTATCATTATACACCAAAAGATAAAAGTAAGAGGTAATATCCAAAAATTCTTATAGAATAAAAATATAAAACCTACTATAGAAGAACCATAAAATAACAAATTAACAATTGCCTTAAATATTTTATTATCTTCTAAATCAACAAAGAATTTCATAAATACCTCTCATAATACCAAGTTATTAGAATCAAATATTGCAATTTCTATCTTAACTTCTTTCTCTTCCGTTGTAGGAATAAGATCAGCAGGATGCCAAAGAAATCTTCCTACTGTAACTTCATCTTTACTAATTACTCTTCTTATTTTATATTTTTTACCTTTCATTAGTTCCATTTCTTTATCGACACCAAAATACCGTTCAGTCTTGGATAAATCTGAACTTATTTCTACAAGATCTCCATCTTTGAAAATGCAATTCACCATTGAGATTTTGCCTTTTTAGTTTGGCTCCGGCGGAGGGGATCGAACCCCCGACAAGCTGGTTAACAGCCAGCTGCTCTGCCTCTGAGCTACACCGGAGCAATCAGTTAGACTTTTTGTTTTTCACTTTCTTTATACATAACATCCATAATTATAACATAATATTTATATTTTGGATTTTCTTCATATAATCCAACAAATTTAATTTTATCACCTTTCATTTCACTTACTGCAAAATTAACCATATAAAATGGTTCTTTATTTTCATCAAATAGAACCAAAAGTATTTGTATTGATTGAACTTTGAGTTCTTTTTTAAATGTAACAATACCAGATGTTTCAATGTGTTTTTCTGGAACTCTTTTATGCGTATATTCAGCATAAACACTTTTAGTATCAATTGTTTCTGCTTTATCAGAAATCTCATAGTCCCTAAGCATATCAGGGGTAATACGTGGAACTTGTGCGTATGAAACATTTCCAATGATTAATATTAATAGTAATGTGATAATTGAAGTAAGTGTTTTCATTTTGACTCCAAAGTTTGGACTGTATTTAATTCTTTTGTTTTTCCTTTTGGTATGTCGAAAGAAACTTCTGCTTGATTTCCTTTAACTGATATATAACAGACACTTCCACCATCTCTAAATCTATAAATTCTAATGTTTTCTTCTTTAATAGTAAATAAATAGTCATATTTTATTTCAGAATTATCAGAAGAACTTGTAGATAATGGTTCTGACATACATCCTAAAATTAGCAAGACTAATATCAAACTTAGAAATTTCATTTCTTTCCTTTCAAAATTGGTAGCACCGTATGGATTTGAACCATCATCGCCCGCTTATAAGGCAGGTGCTCTAACCAGATTGAGCTACGGCGCCAAATTAAAATTAGTGGTGGAGGCGAGGGGATTTGAACCCCTGACCCCCGGCTTGCAAAGCCGATGCTCTCCCAATTGAGCTACGCCCCCACTAAACTTTTTTATCTGCGTTTTCTTTTAAAGTTCTCTGTATCTGTTTTTCAAGATTGTTTTTATTATCTTTTACTGCCTGTAAAGCTCCTATAATTAGATTTCTAATATCTGTTTTAAATTTTCCTTTAATCATTACTTTTTCTGTGTTATGTGCATCAATTAAAATTTCTGCCACATCTTCTGTAAGATCTTGATTATCTTTACAGGTTTCAATAGCTAATTTCTTTTGTGAAATTTTTCTTTGATATTCTAATCTTGATGACCAATTATTCAATATTTCTTTTACTTCTTCTTCTTGATTATCCTTATCACCTACCATTAAGTATATAAGATAAACAACTAGATCTTTTGCTAGTAGTAGCTCGTAAGGTTCTTTAGTCATGTTTTCCTTTATGTGTAGATGGCGGGAGCGACGGGATTTGAACCCGCGACTTCCTGCGTGACAGGCAGGTACTCTATACCATCTGAGTTACGCCCCCGCATAAGTTATTTTCAATTTGTTCTGAATCAATCTATTACTAACTCTTTTTCGTCAAAAAACAATTCATTATCTTTAACTAAAGGCTCGTCCACAAAATATTGAGGCTGTTCTTTATCTGTAACCAGAAATGAATAAGATGTTCTAGTTCTTTCGTATGGAAGAGTTCCTGGTTTAATGTATTCAATTTTTATTTTTGTATTATAATTTTCAATTAACCGTTTTAATTCAGTAAATAATAAAGCATATGCATTATAATCTACCAAATCTCCTGGTTCTAATTTCATAGCAAATCTTTTTAGCTCTTCATTATTTGCATGCCACATTTGTAAATATTTAATTCTTGTACCCAAAAAAGGGTTTGCCATTCCCATAACTACCTCAAATATTCTTTAAGACGCCATTTAAAGCTTTTTGATTTTCCGCCGTCTCTAAGAATATAATCAAATACTTCACCAATTAATGTTCCTTGTTCATCACCAAATACACAGTATTTAGATTCTTTTGGTTTAAATTTTATCCCTTCAGCTTTTGCAGAAGATATTAAGTTTTCTTGATTATATTTGTATAATTCATCTTTATGCCAATCGTATTCATTGACAAAATTTTCAATAAGATGTGGATTTTCTAAAACAAAATCAACTATAGTTTTTTTCTGATTTGTTAAATTAGTTATGATAAATGCTGTTGAACTACTATTCGTCACAAAGTCTGTTTTTATTTTCATTCTATTTCCATTCTTTATGACCATATATAATTCTTGCTTGGCCATATGGATGTTTTTTAACCCAACTTTTAGCAAATAGTCTAGCTTCTAAAATCCCGTTTTTATGAAATAGCATTTCACTATCATTAACAGGACTCCAAAATGGACTAATATCACATGCTACTGTTAGCTTTCTTTGAAACCATTGATACCACTTCTTTTTAAAGATATTCATTATAAACCTTTCTTGGCGGGCCAGGAAGGACTCGAACCCTCACAATCCGGTTTTGGAGACCGGCGCTCTATCCAGTTGGAGCTACTGACCCTAAAATGGTGATCCCGGCGGGATTCGAACCCGCGGTCTTCGGGGTGAAGGCCCGATGACTTAACCGAATTAGTCGACGGGATCATTAAAGTGTTAAATTATGTGGATCAAAAGTGTATTTTTCATTAATAACTTTTTTGATTTCTTCTGGGTAATCTGGTAAAGTTTTTTCTAAATCTTTCTCATCAAACCACCATCCATTTATTTTACAAAATGCTGGATTATGTGTTTCTGTAATTTCATATGCGTTTCCAACCATTTTTGTCATAGTTTCTGAAATTGATAATTTATTTTTTGTTGATTCAATACTTGTAACACGCACCCAATTACCAGATTCTAGTTTCATCATCCTCATCTACAACTACTTCTAAGTAATTTCTACATTTACAGGCATTGTTATTTTCAATATCACACTCTTTGCAGTTACCTATTCCTGAGTCTTTTAATCCATATCCACAATTTTTTGGTTGAAATATTTTGTTTAAACAAGTTATTTTTCTGTTCATTAAATATTTGAGGTCTAATATTCAGAAGAATAAAAGTTCCCTTCCTCTTACCTCCCTCTCTCATTTTTTCTGCGTATTATTTCATTTGAATTTTTAAATGTTTGTATATCTCGCTGCCTTGCTTTTCTATATTGTTCATTATATTGTGCCATAACTCCAATATGAGATTTATGTGGCATTCCAAATCGTTTATAATACTTCAATGCATCTTGGCAAAGAGCATTATAATTCTTTTTTGTATCACATATTTCGCCGCAACAAACTTTTACTAAACAGTCATCACAAGGATCTTTCATGATACTCCTTATGGTGTGCCAGGTGGGATTCGAACCCACGCTCGCAGTTTTAGAGACCGCCGCTTTTGGCCTTGCTAAGCTACTGGCACTAACCATTCATAAAAGATTTAATTTCTCAAAAAGATTACATTCCTGATCACTAGCAATAGCAGTAGTCTCATTGTTTAAATCTGGTTCTCTAAACTCGTAAAAGTTGATACCAGAATTTTCTAATTTATACTTTACCTTCTCTAGTTGTAACCCATCTTTGACACCCAAGTAAATCAAAGTTTGGTTTTTCCAACGTAAATTAAGGCTGTGAAGCAAGTACTCTGCTAACGCATGACCTGCTTGCACAGCCTGTTGAGAAGGAGTCAAATCCTTACGCACAATCACAAACAGCTTCGACATCAATTTGAGACTCCCATTCTTTTCTTAAAGAATGGATTTTAGAGGTATTTGGTTTATTATCTTTTCTTGGGTTTTCAATTTTATCATAAGGAGTGTTGTTAAAGAAAGAACAATACGCAATATGTTTTGCTCTGTAATCAACACTTAATTGATCAATTAAATAGTTCTTAAATGCAGCGTGATTACTACCATAATCACTATAAACGTAGATGTATTTTTTTTCTTCATCGGGAGTCATCAGAGACCAATTTTTTGGTCGTCTAATAAACTTACCTCTTTTAATGTCAGTTGCTAATTGTTTTTGTTCGTTTTTTACTTTTAGTTTTAGTTCTTTTCTAGTCATTTTAAGGTCCTCCGAAGATTGTTTTCATTCACTATTGTCAAGTAGAATTACTACTACAATCTAAGGTGGACCCCGACTCTGACCCTATGGAGGCCGTGCTACCTATTCATCTGTCCATTCTTCACAGATTGAACAGGCATCTTTCCCTGCGCAGTCGATCTCGCCATCTTCTGCTGAGTCAATAGGACTATTGTCTTCCTCAACAGGAATGGCACACTCGGTTTCTTCGCAAAGATTATGGCCTATGTCATGTTTGCGCCTAAATCTGAGCATACTCTAAAACCTCCAACAATTTATAATGTAATATATGTTCTAAAAATTTTTTGAAAAAGATGGTGGGGGATGGGTCGAATCGAACGCCTTGCCCGTATGGGATCGAGTTTACAGCCCGACGACAGCACCAGCTCGTCCTTATGACATCCCCCTTATTTTTTTACGAACTTATAATTTAAAATACCTTTTTTTTTAAGAATATCTTTATCCCATATTTCGATATTTAAATTTGGGTAATCTTGAATAAATTTTTTAAACTTTCTTTTATTTTGTTCTCTAAAGTATCCTTTAACTTCTATTATTTTTATTAGCTTGTTATTTGAGTATATAAAGAAATCAGGAGTATATGTACAACCATTTGATAGTACATAAGTTGTTTTAGAATATTTCCAGTTTATTTTATTTAAATCTAAATAATAGGCAACTCCACATTCCCAACTAGAATCCATTCTAATGTCTTTATAGTAAGATTGTCTATCTCCTCTATGATTAGCATTTTTGTTACCTTTCATAGAATTAGAAATTTTTATCTTTATCTGTTCAGAATGTTTACACCCTTTTTTAAAACCAAAATCTCTTCCTTTTATTTTTTCAGAAATTTTTCTTACTATTTCTGAGGTTTCTTTAGTTTTGCCTTTAAGTGGATGAGAATATAATTTTAAATGAGTAATATTTATATGATATTTTAATCTATTTTTAGAAAATTCTTTTCCACAATATTCACAAATCAACTAGATCCTCCCATATTTTTCTTCCAATATTTTTAATACTCTTAAAGCTTTATTTGTTCCTTTAATTTTTAAAGGAGAACCATTAACTGAAACTATTTTGTAAGATTCTCCAAATTGTTTTTTAATAATATAAATTGATTTTCCATCTTCTTTTCCCATTGGAATTAAATGAAATAGTTTCGCTTCCCCATGTTAATATCCTCCTGAAAAGAAGTGGTGGCCGCTGCAAGGATTGAACTTGCGACTTTCTGCTTGTAAGGCAGACACTCTCCCGCTGAGTTAAGCGGCCTTATATATCATCAAAAATAAGCACCAATGACATTGGTATAGCTAAAAATAGGGCTACTACTTGGAGCCATCCCAAGACGAACCCCCATACAACAATTGTGGCCAACTCCTGCCAGAACCCAAATGGGTCAATCAACCATCTGAATAAAAGATAAATCCAGAATGGAATTAAAGCAATTGGCCATATAATAAATAGAACAATAATTTTTGCGCACCAACTTTTTTTTGAAATTTTATTAATAAACGAATAACTAGACTGTTTGATCTCATAGAAGCTTGGGATTCTCATCTTTTAACCTTTTCACCCTTTCGATTATCTCTTCAAATTGAGATTCTGTTATTTCTTTTTCAGTTACACAAGAATTAAATTCTTCATTGGTAAGTGGCCTTGACTTCTCTAATTCCATCAACTCAAATACTCTTTTCATGTTTAATGATGGAATTGTTACCATGGTTCTCCTTTTTAAAAGTGGCGGAGGGAGAGGGATTTGAACCCCCGGTGCTTTTACACACTCCGATTTTCAAGACCGGTGCACTCAGCCAGACTATGCGATCCCTCCGTATATTACAACGTATTGTTTGTTCTAAACTTTTTTATCAAATAAAGATTCAATTTGCATAGATATTGTAGCAAGAATTGCAAAAGGAACTCCTAAAATTACACCAGTTGTAATTAATAACATATATTCACCAGTGGTTGCAACATTAAGAGAATCTGCTGTTGCAACAATAACTAAACAGAATCCAGTTAAAGCCCAAACTACTGTTATTATACTTATTAGAATAATGCCAGTATATTTTATTATTAAAAACCAAAATAATACAATAGTTAAAAGTGCAAGAATACCACTTGAAATTTCTATAAATTTGTTTGAATAAGTTCTATATCTTTTACATGATTCACATTCATTAAGAATTCTACATGCTGGTCTTACCAGGCATATTTTGCAGGGATATGTCATAAAATCTAGCATAGCAACCCAAGCACCTTTTCAAAAGATCAAGTTCATTTTTTACTCTATTAATTTCCCAATATTGACATTCAATTGGTAAATCTAAAATAACAGAACAATCTTCTTCTTTCATTGGGGATTTATGATTATACCCACGACTAATCATTTCTTTTGCTAGATCTTCATGACGTTGAAATATCGACCTTGGTTCTAAGCAATTGTTTCTTAGATACCCTTCAACACTCCTTTTCTTTTTCAAATGCCCGATGAACATGTGTGTTTCAACATGTTCACCGAGCAAATGTTTTCTACATAGAATTTTTGGATTCACCATCCACATTCTCATTTTTAAATTTCTCCACTTCATCTTCATTAATAAATCCTAAACGTTGTGAAAATCTATCTATAAATTGTTCAAATGATAATATATATACAGGAAACCCGTCTGGATTTTTTAATGTTATATGATTATCTGTAATTTTGTATGTACAGCTGGAATCTAAAACTCCTGAAATAAATTCACCTTTTTGTTCGCATTTATAGCAAAGAGTTCTAACCCAACCTTTTCCTCTTTGTTCACCAGGTTCACCACATGTTTCGCATGTATTAATAGATAGTTCTTCCGCTTTAGCTATAAGTTCATAAATTTCTTTTTCATGTTCTTTTTGCACTGGATTAATATAAAATCTTAGACCACCAAATTTTTCTTTTACTTGTTCGGCAACTACTTCATCGCCGAATTTTAGAAAACTCTTACAAAGGTCATCAATAATTTTAAACCAACCTTTTCCTACAGCGATTCCCCAGTGCATACATGTTTCTTTTGGGTCGCCGCCAACTTTTTTGAAAATAGTTGGATATCTTTTAACCAGAATTGTTTCTAAAGCTTTATGCATATTTAAATCCTTTAAATCATATTTGCAACACAAATAGCATTAGCAACAAACCAAACAATAAGATGAACCACAACTGAAATTATTCTTGCACTATTATTTCTATCCCAATCAATCCATCTATCTCTATAAGTTGTAACTGCTTTTCCATCTTCCATGATAATAACTTTCTTTCTTCCATGAATGAAATAGATACTTCCGAATATAACAATAGTTAAACAGAATAAGAACATTGATAAGACAACTATTCTAATTAAATCTTTACCAACCATCTTCCATAGAATAATACCAGCTGTCAATTTGCCAACATCTGATTTAATAAATTGGTTTACTTCAACATTTAATGTTTGACAAACCTGCTTTACGGTTTCTGCAAACGCTTGCCCGACCTCACGCCATTTTTCTGAGTTTGCAATTGCCTCAATAACAACTCCCCTTCCAGAAGGTTGTGCAGTAAGGAGTTTTGCGATTTTATCTCTTTCTGCAGCAGAAAGATTTGGATTCGTCAATAAATCTTCAATCTTTATTGTGCCTTGAGCAAATATAGGAGAGAAAAATCCTAATAGAATAAATAAACAAAGAGTTGATGCGATTACTTTCATTTTATTCCTTTCAAGTTCGAGTGGCGGAGAGGGCGAGATTTGAACTCGCGGTAGCATTTTAATACTACACTTGCTTAGCAGGCAAGCTCCTTAAACCTAACTCGGACACCTCTCCATTAGATTTCGTATGATTTAGCATAGTTAACTTTTCTTTTTCCATAATTTTTAGTTTCATCTAAAATTAAACTACAGCAACTAATACCAACTTGATCTACTGGTATCAAATAACATTTGTTTAAATCTGGAGAATATACTCCAAAATAATCTATCTCTCCTCTATAATGCCCTTTTTCTTTCCCTTTAATTATTGTTAGTCCACTAGTTTGAAAAACAAGAACGCCATTTCTTAATCTAGAAGTTTTACATTGAATTTTTTTTAAATTTGCTATCAATTTCAACTACTAAGTCGTATCTGTTATTTTCTCCATATGGAAAACAAACAGTATATCCTTTTTGTAATAGTGCTTTTGCCATTGCTAATTCAGTTATATTTCCTTTATGTTTAGTTTCATTCATAAACCGTGCTAGGCGACCTCTCCGCTTATAATTAAGTTCCTAAAATTTTTGAGTCAGCAATTTCGTTTGCATCATCACAAACATCATTTTCTGAATACCCACAATGTTGAGTATTTAATATTCCTTCAATTAATAAAAATGCTTCTTCTTGATTTCCTGTTTTTACAAGACCCTTCAATAGTCCTAATTGAACACCAGTGACTAAATAACGTTCCGCCACTTTTCACCTCACGTTAACCGACAAGTGTTTTTGCCAAATTTCGTAAATTCGGTGGTTCCAGGTTCATAGAAATGAATTCCGAAATGATATTGCCCAGCTATATTAATAATATCATCTTCGCTCATATTAGAACTAAACTGTACTATCTTCCCCCTTCTGAACGTCATTAGTATCGCATGATTCTTTTTGGTTATTTTTGGCAGCTTCTTCACTCTTTTTTATACTCTCCAATCTGTGTTCCTCAAAGATTTTTGACAGCTCATTTTTTCCAGAAAGGATTGCGTCAACAAATGCTTCAATATGTTTTTCATCTGAAAATAATAAATCTGCACTTGTTTCGATATAACCATGAATCCATAATTTCCATGTATAAATGATTTTGTTCTTAATTTTAGATAGAAGATTCTTAAACCAATTTTTAAGATTTTCTTTGGTTACTTCCCATGGATCTCCAAAGAAATCAAACCATACTGGTTTTGTATCCCACCAATCGCTGGTAACAATAAGTTGTTTTTCAAATAACATAGAGATCATTCCATATTTTCGATCAAGCTTCAATGTAAGATGCATATCGCAATCTTTTGAACCACAACGACACGCAACTCTATAAAAAATTTCGTCTTTGTATTCGTCAGTTTTCATTACTCTGTAAGATGGCGCCATTCACTGCTCCTAAAATTGGGTATTGGTAGTTTGTGAAACACAAAGCTACAAGAGCTGTTCCATATTTTTTCTTTGGAATAAATGAACTAATTATTACTCTTCGATCTCTTAGTTCAAAATCATCAGAAAACCCATTGTAGTATAATTCATCAATACTATCATGTAGCTTTCTATCAATTTCTACTGCTGATTCATTTCCATAGATTTCACAAACTAACCCACCATATTTATTTTTTGATTTATCGAACAACCACCCAAAAATAATTCCGGAAGTTGCACGAACCCCTTTTTCACAATTACATACTGAAAATATTGATTCCATTACAGATCCATGAGTTAATTTTTTTGGTCTTTTAATTTCTTGTGCAATACCAGGAAGGATTGAAGAATAAGTCATTATATTGCACATTTCTATTCCGGCATCTTTTAAGGCAAGATGGTAGGAGCCGGCGTGAACTGTTAGATCGCTTTCTCCAATACCTTTTGTTACAAAAAAGTCTTGGGGAATCCTATTCCCCACCAAGTAGTGAAAGATGTCTTTGTTTTCCAACTCATAAACCCTCCATAAAATTTATTTTAGATCTCATGAAATTGTTTGCTTTTCCACAAGAAATTATATAACCTTGTTTAGCACATTCAATTCTTTCTTGTTCTGAACAAGCTTCGTAACATATATCACTATATAGTTTTGTTCTTTGACATATTTTTTTACACATAACTTTAACTAAACATTCTTGACATGCCCAGCGATCTTTACGCATAATTAGCTAAAAAATTTAATGTTTTTTCTGAAGTCATCTTTGTCTCTTAATGGGCACCATTTAGGAAAGTTTAATTTTTTTCCATCAGGAAATTTTCCTTCATATCTATCTTCAAATCTAATAGGTTTTTTATTTTTAGTACACCATTCTGTTCCATCATCATTACTGCAACTTATATCTTGTTCATAATTATAATAAAGACATTTTTTATCACATTCTTTTAGTTCAACGTAAATGACTTTCATTTTCTCTCTTTAGTTGGTAGCGGGAAGGGGACTCGAACCCCTTGATCGTGGGTTATGAGCCCAGATCTGCGCCTCGCTTCCCGCATCAAAAAGTTTTTTCACAAGTGTTAAATAAATTCCCCTCAGGTGTTATTCTAACCATATTATCATTTAAAAAAATATGGAATTTTTCACATTTATTATATCTGTCCGTACACATAATTTGAACAATACAATCTTTACAAGGGCATTCTTTTTTTAATATTTCATGTTGCGATGCAAACATATAAAGACACCCTTTTCTTTTTTGCATATACATGTTACAGTAACACCCTTTACATGTCATATATGTCACTTCTTAAGATTCAGTATAGTTATTATTTGTTCTAAACTTACAGGAGTGAAATCCCAGACGTCAACTCCAACATTTACAATCTTACGATCCGGTATTACTTTAAATAAGTTATGAATATGCCCGCATATCATTATTTTATCATATACTGCTGGTTGATAGAATGAAGGATCATGTGCAACTAGAAATTTAAAACCCATTTCTTCAAACCAGTAAACAGTATGTACACTAGTGAATCCAATCTCATGATACTTGAATGGATCCATATAATCATGATTACCCAGAATTAAATGCCTGTATTTAACAGGTCTATATCTCTTCATTAAAGATTCATAATATGTTAAATGAGAATTTCCTCTCATGCAAAAGTCACCAACATGAATTACTGTATCTTCTTCTTTAACTGTATCGTTGTGGCGTTCAATTATTACTTTGGAATTTTGCATTATGTTTTTAAATGGTCTTTTGCAGTAGTCAATTATACCAGTTGCTTTCTTATTAAGATGATCGTGATGTTCATCCCCTGTAAAGTAATCCATTATTTTCCCTTTTTTACTCTTAGTTTTCCATCTTTTTCTAAAAGACCTAATTTATATGCCTTATCTCTAGCATCGTAGAATAGTAGAGGCTCATTGTTATTTTCTTGAATCCAATGCATAGTTTCTAATACTTGCCAAGCTGTTCCTTGACTTACAGATTCTTTAATCATATAATAAAAATCAATAAATGCATCCTCAAATGTTTCATAATTCTTTTCTAATTGTTCTAAATTAAATGTTATCTTAAACATTTAAATTCTCCGAATCAAAAGTTACAGGTTTATATTCTATGGGGTTTTCATCTTCTTGGTTATTAACTGGTATAAGATCACCTGAATACCAATTATATCCATTTATAACAACAGTTACATTATCAAAAGAAACTGATGATACTTTCTGAATAGTTCCTAAAAGGGGTTTCATTTTATCAACTAAAGTATATCTTCTGTGTGTTTCAGAACAATCATTAGAAATCTGTACTAACATTCCTTTTACCAATGGGCAAACACTCACAATTTAAAATCTCCGTATGGTCTTAAAAGAATTTTACTTATTTGTTCTCTATTTAGATCTAGTCTTTTAATTACTTTTTCTTTAATCTTAATTATTTCTTTTGGAATTAACTTTTTATTTTTACGATTTCCTCCTTTAGTATAAAAATGTTTTTGCAATCCATCTAGTTGTTTCAACCAATATTCACCATATTCTAATTTTTTATCGCAAATATTTGAACACATAGTTTTAACTAAGCATACCTCACAAGGATTTTTCATATTACCATCCTAATATATATCTAAATCCTGAAAACATAATATAATATGCTTCCATTAAATTTCTAACAGAGTAACGTTTGTATGTTCCAATAGGAGTTTCAATTGTTTCTAAATATATTGCTCCAAGTTCATTTACTAGTAAATCCCCAATTTCAGGAAATTCAGTATGAACTATTCCTTTTTTTCCACTATAATGAAAAGAAATCCAATCTTGCATATTTACCTCTCAATACAATGGAATTCTATGTGCTTCTCTGTATTTAACCCAGCGTTTTATTTCATGTTCTACTTCATGAAGAAATTCAGGTCTTGCACTTTGTCTATATTTTCTAATAGTTTGTGAGTCCCATCTTCCTATATTTCTTGATATATGGTATAAAGCTTTGAAGTATAAATCACATTTTTGCTTGCACATAATTTTAACTAGACATATTATACAAGGATCTTCAGTAAATTCTTGCATTTTTAAAATCCTAAATTTTCAACTACTGTTATCCAAGTTTCAATGCATGATATATAAGCATAACATTTCATTTCACACTGAAAATCTTCACATTTTTTTAGTTCTTCATTTAATCGTTTATACTCATGAGCAAGACCATATAACCAATCGCTTCTATAAAGTGGGCGTTTTTCATTTGATAAAAGCCCAAACCAGTCTTGAAGATTTATTATCAGAAGTTTACGATCTTGCTCAGATAACTCTAACCATTTAATATATGGATCTTTAAATATTGGTTTTTCATATGTTGGTTCATTGTTATTCTGAATTGGAGAATGTTTATTTTTAGCTTCACAAAGATTAAATGAAAGAATGAAACATAAAAAAGCAAGAAAGAATTTCATGGTTTGTATGGCCATATCATTAGTATTATATACATTATAAAACCGATTAATATTAATACATTAAAACCAAGTCCCATAGCTATAAGATAAATAATAAAATAATCAAATAAAGTTTTCTTTTGTTTATTCTCTAAATTTTTAAGTATACTCATTAGCACCAAACTCCTGGTTTCTTTTCATGATAAGATTTCTTTTCTTCTTCTCTATAAATTGGATCAAATGGGCACCCAATTGGGCAACATTTATGACGAGTGCTATCTGCATTGTTGCAAGTTCCGCCTGATTTATACTCACAATCTTCTGAAATAGTCTTAAATAAATCTGAACACTGATTTAACTCATCTCTAGCTATTCTATGTTTTCTTAATACTTCCATTATTTCTGTTTGTGTTTTATTCATTTAAAAATCCAAATGTTTCTCTGAGGACATTTCTTACTTCTTTTTGTCCTTCTGAATGACCAAATGCATAAAGATTTTGACAGAATTTAGGGAATACTTTTTTATTAGCTATTAATTTTTCAAGGCATAATTGAATAATTTTAGATGATTTCTTTTGCTTTGATAATTTTTCAATAGTTTTAGCAAATTCTCCAGAAGAATGAATTCGCAATCCCCAGTTTTTAATTCTTATTCCAATAAATAAATTCGATGTTCCTTGAATTAATCCCTTATATATTTCTAATGATGAGTTTGGAAAAGAATACATTCTAATAGCAGAAAACCCTTCGTTCTTATACTCAACATGAAGGTCAGTGTAAAAGCGACTTGGTATTTTCATTTTTCTTTTTGGTCCTGTTTTGTTCCATTCTAAGGAAACGTTCTAATTGTTCAGCATGATACCCCATAGAATTTCGATGAGCGTTAATTCTTTTTCTAATTTGTTCAAGAGGTAAACTTTTAACTTTGAAATATTCTATCCCTCTATATTTTTCAGACCATTCATTTCTTTTTGTTATATCTTCTATTACAAATTCTAAATCTTTAGGATTACATTCTTCATATTCCCATTTTTTAGAAATTCCCCATGCCCATTTATGGCGATATTTTATCCACATTTTTTGACTCCCTATTCTATTTCATTCATTAAATCTTGATGAAATAACATTAGAGATATTGTTTTATTATCATCATCTTTAGATTTTAAATTATTATATCTTGACTCTCCAAAACAGTTAAATATTTTTAATGAAGTTTCAAAATCAATAGTATTTGCAATTGAGACAAATCCAGAGGATACTGCTTTCATTCCTGGATGAGTCTTTATAAATAAATTTGCTAATTCTTGATGATCCAGAGAAGAAGGAAATAAGATAGGGAATAAAGAAGAATATTTTTCATGTTTAAACATTACATATTTACACCTATCTTTTTTCCAAGCTAGCATCCAACTACTTATATAAGATTGTACTTCTAATCTAAAATTTTTTTCTTTAAAATCTTCTTTGGGTATATCTATGAGTAAGTCAGGAAATTCTTTATATAACTTATTAGCAGTTTTACATCTAGAACATGTTGTTATGGTTGGTTCTTTTTTCCATCCAAGACAGCTCCATGAATCACATTGATTAATTAATGATGTAAATATTTCTTTTAATAGTTCATGATCAATTACCTTTTTTTCCATTTTATCCTTTCTTAAGCACCGTGACAAAGATATTACCTGCCACGGTGCTTCAAAATGGTGGAGGCGGCGGGAGTCGAACCCGCGTCCGAAATTGTTCAGAATTTGATACTACATGCGTAGTCTTTGTTTAGAATCAACACAGATCTTCCAAAGACAAACTATCTGTGCAGGGTCTCACTGTTGTCTTTTCCATTCATCCCAGTAAGCAAAATGAACAGAGCAACTCTCAAGTCGGCGCCCTATCTAAATCCGAGAGTAGAGAAATAGTAGGACGGAATTAGGCCGCGAGGGCCAATTCGGTGTTGTAGTCGTCAGCTGCGTCTACTTTAGTGCCATTGATGGTTAACGTGGTCACAATGACTTTCCACGGCATGCATCTCTTTCGTCTTCAACCCCGTCGAAACCGTGTCGCCCCCTCAAATCCATTTAATTATTTTTAAAATAATGATTCCATCTAGCTGCTTCAGGTCCGTTAGAAACTACCTCTATTTTCTTTGATTCCCCAAATAATGCTTTTTGAAATTTAGGAGATTGGTTTGCCCCAATGACAATTCCAATAACAAACAACCATCCGATAATCGAGATTATTAAAATTGCTTTTTTTGTCATTACTTTCACCTTTCTGGAATTTCACATTCGATTTGATTTGCTTCTTTTAATTTTACCCAAAATCTAATCTTTCCTTTTAATCCGCATTAAATCTCAATTAGTTCAATTCTTAATTTAACATCTCCACTTTCTACAATATGACAAATAGTGTGTATCTGACCATATTTTCCAGAATTTGATTGAACCAAATCCCCAACCATTGGTCTGCAACAAACAGCGCGAGGCCATGATTGATATCTTAAATCATCTCTATAAGAATGAAATTCAACTGGTATTAACTGGTTACTCATTTGAGTTTATACCTCTTTATTTTTTCGGTGACAACTCTGTTTGCAGTTTGATAAAGTTTCTTGCTCATGTAATGATTACCGAATTGATAACCACTCATTGCTGGAAAATAGAACGAATTAACAGAAAACATTCCATCCTGTAATAACACTAAATTTATTAAAGAATCTTTCATTATTTTATTTAATAAACAATGATAACTCATTTTAAACATTGTTTCAGATTCTCTAAATTGAAATGGGTGATTTAAATTATGCCCATATAAATCTTCTGGAAAATTCATTTCATCATAATTTTTCTTTTGTTTGATTATTTCTTCACAAGCTGCAGAATAATCATATTCTAATGAAAGTTTATTTCTTAATAAAAATTGACCTATCTTTTTTCTACCTAGATCATCAATTTGAGTATTGATAAGCATTTCATAAACTTCTCTATGAATAAACATTCCAGTTGTAATATTCTTTGGATGTTCTTCAATGTTTTCTCTGGTTTCCCAAATTTTTTCAATTGGTACTTTATACCATTCCTCTGCAAATTCTAAAGATTCATCCTTTTCAATATATTCTATACCACCATAATCATCATACTCTCCTTTTAATGGAAAACATGCAGGAGAATAAAATGCATGACAGTATAAAAGAAAAAGGTTATTGTCGCCTATTTTTGCAGTAGGATATTTTGAAACTTCAAGGGGGATTAAAACAATGGGGTCACCAGAATTGATACTAATATGAGAAATTGAACATACTACGTTGAATGACCCCATTTGAAATCTTCATCCCTTTCTTGATCTTCTTTTATTTTCTTCAATCTTCTTTTGAATGCTTCTGGAAAATATTCTTTTTCAATTTCAATAAGTGAATGAAACACCTTTTTCTTTTTCATGTTACTCCTTAAATTTAGATATGTCAACTTTACTTGTAAAATCCTTTAATAAATTACCTTCTACTATCGCAATGCCTTCGTAACCATTTTTATCTATATATTCTCTTATTTTTTTACTAGTCATTCTAGTAATAATAGTATCATCATCGCATTGTTCTGTAAAAACTAAGTATGTTTTCAATGTTACTCCTTTTAAAAATTGGTAGCCAGGACGGGAGTCGAACCCGTATGGACTTGCGCCCGAGGGATTTTAAGTCCCTTGTGTCTACCAGTTTCACCACCCGGCCACATGTTTACTCTCTAGTTTCTATTAATGACTCAATAACTTTCATCACTTTTACTACACAATCCATTCTTTTATCTGATATTGTTTCTCCTGAGGTATTCCCACCACAAGATTCAGTATATTCGTTTATTGCATCCCATAAAGGAATTTGTTCTTCAATTGTGAATGGTTTCTTCATGTTTTTCTTTCCTGATCCATTAGATCAAGCTCTATATTTTTCAGTTGTTTTGCATAATCATAATTATGTCTAATTTTAACAACCTTATTTAAATCAATCATATCAAGTATGGTCATTGGAATTTCAAATGCCATCATTGATTCTCTATGTGATAGAACATACATATTTTTAAAAGTATATTCTACAAAATCACTTCTGGGAATTTCTTTAATTTCTATATACCAAGATGAATATTTAATATTTATAACTACGCACATAAGGCAACAAGCTGCAAGAAGTCCAATAATAACAATAGTAGGAACATCTTTATACATCATTATACCAGCTAAAGTTAATAACATAAAAAATATTCCAATAATTAATAGGATTATATTTACTATTAAATGTTTCTTATTTAGTTTCAAAGTTTTCTCCTGGAGCCTTCGATCGGACTTGAACCGATGACTTCCTCCTTACCAAGGAGGTACTCTACCTACTGAGTTACGAAGGCTGATTATCCTATTGTAAAATTAACCATATGTAAGAATTCTTTTGGTTTTTCACAGCTACAATATCGTTTCTTTTCTTTATCCCATTGAAACCACATTTCTTTTAGTACGGCTGGATATAATCCTGGTTGTAATTTTTCTATCAATGCATAGTCATAAGAAAATTCATAAATATCACCATAATTACAATGTACAATATCAATTGCTTCTGTCTCTTCTGTAACTATTGCAACATTTCTAGTTCTTGGTAATCTTTTTTCATCAGCATATAAAGTAGTTACAACATAATATGTTAAATCTTCAACCCAAAAAAAGCTATATTCTGATAATGATAAACCATCATGATATGACTTAATCATTATTTCTAATTTATCTTTAATTCTATTAAATATTCCAGAAGGAATTCCTTTTTCTCCTATTGATGAATAACCATGAGAACCATTTTCTACTTTTATTTTACATGAAAATAATTCTTCAAAAAATATTCCCTCTGGTTTCTGAATTTGTTTATCACAAGTTAATATTCCTTGCGCTACTTGAAAAACTTTAATGGGTGCTTCCCATTTAATTTGAATTCTTATTAGATCGCTCATTTGGTTCCTTTTTGTGGTAGCTCAGAAGGGAGTCGAACCCTTATGGACTTGCGCCCACTGGATTT